ATGCGCGACGTGCCTTCCCAGTTAAGTCGCCGCGCTTTGATGCTCGGCCCACTTCTGCTTCTGCTTCCAAATGACGCCAAGGCGCGTGGTCGCCGTAGGCGATGGGGAGGTGGAAGTTGGGGCGGAAGTCGCTCGCCCATCGCGCTGGTCATAGGCGGCGTGCTACTTTGCGCTGCGCTCGCCGTCAATTCCGTGTTTGGTCGGGACCTGCCTCCCAAGGGGGCAGGAAATCCGCGCGCGACGCGGCGCACGGCGCGCTTCAATCGTCGGGGACCGTCCCCGTGGGTATTTATCCTGCCTCTCGCTGGCATCGTGATCGGTGGAGCCTACGGCTGGGCAACCGTGCCGCCGGAAGACACCATTTCCGCATCCTTCCCCATATGCGCAGCGGGCGCGCGGATAACGTGCGTCGTGGACGGTGATACGTTCTGGCTCGACGGCATCAAGTACCGGATCTCGGACATCGATACGCCGGAGATCAGCGAGCCGCGTTGCGCAGAGGAGAAGGCGCTAGGCGAGCAGGCCAAGATCCGCCTTCAATCGCTTCTGAACGCCGGCGCCTTCGGTCTCAAGGCAGGCCTGCGCGATGAGGACAAATACGGTCGGAAGCTGCGCGACGTCTACCGAGGCGGCCGATCGCTCGGGGCACAGCTCGTCGACGAGGGGCTTGCGCACCGTTGGCTTGGCTTCAAGCAGTCGTGGTGCGGATAAGGTAGGCGGGCTCAAGGCCTGGTCCGGATCCATTCCTCGTTATCGAGCATGCACTGCAGATCCTCTGGCACCATGCCCGGCCATTCGCACCTGAGGATGGCATCGTAGCATGCCTCCGCCTCGAGCGCCGCCGCCCTTGCGGAATCTGCCTGACCGTTCGGTCGCATCCACTTGTTGGCGTTTTTTGCCCAGTTCCAGGTCATGTACCAGTTCCACCACCCCATGTGGTACCAGTGGATGTGTGCGATATGGCGGCTGCCGTCGTACCCGGAAAAGTGTTTCGGGGCATCCGGCCAGGTCTGCCGCCATTGGTATTTGGGTTTGGGTTCTTCCGGCATGCGTGCTTCCTCCTCGAATCGAGGTTATCGATGTCCCGCATGTCCTGGAGGCGCGACCGCACAGCGCCGTCGGTGTTTCTGATATGTTCTCATCCGCCTAAAAGTCAATGCGACGATCTCGGGGATCTGTGCGTTAATGGCGCATGGCCAGAACAGCCGCGAAAAAGCCGACCGACGGACCGCCATCAGATCCGATGCCGGCGCGTGTCGATCCCTGTCTTGCGTCGCTCGTAGACAAGCCACCGACGGGGCCGGACTGGGCCTTCGAGGTGAAATGGGATGGTTACCGGCTGGCCGTACACATCGAGCCGGGCAGGGTCCGGATCATCACGCGCGGGGGCTACGACTGGACCGAGCGCTTCCCTTCGATCGCCGACGATGCGCGGCGTCTTGCTGTGAAGACGGCCATCCTCGACGGCGAGGCCGTCGTCCTCGACGACAAGGGCCGATCCGACTTCGGCATGCTCCAGCGCGCCCTCGGCCGCCGACCGGCCGCCTACGAGGCTGGCGCGATCATCCTCTACTGCTTCGACCTCCTTTATCTCGATGGCCGCGACCTGCGCCGGCTGCCGCAGCGTGAGCGACGGCGGCTGCTGCAACCGCTCGTCTCCGGACGCGAGGGCGCTATCCGATTTTCTGAGGAGGCGGAGACAGACGGGGAAGACTTCCTCCGCGCCGCCTGCGCGCATGGCCTCGAAGGCATCATCGCCAAGCACCGGGAGAAGCCATATCGCAGCGGCCGGGGTGACTGGTGGCAGAAGATAGCTTGCACGCGCCGCGACAGCTTTGTGATCGTCGGCTATGAACCGTCGACCTTGCCCGGTGCGATCGGAAGGCTGCTGCTGGCGGCACGCAAGGGCGAGGGCCTCGCCTATGTCGGCGGCTGCGGTACGGGCTGGACCCGTCTGGAATCCAGGAAACTGCGTGAACTGCTCGACACGATCGTGACTGAACAGCCGGCCGTGACGCTCAAGCGCAAGGGCGCCGTGTTTACCCGTCCCGTGCTTGTGGCGGAGACGGAGTATCGTGCCTGGACGCAGGATGGAAAGCTCCGGCATCCGTCATTCAAGGGGTTAAGAGAGCGGGCGGACGACGCGACGATTTTCGACTTGCCGCCGTGATCAGGCCGATCAGCGCCCCCGCCGATAGAGGCGCACACGCGCGAATTCCAAGGTTGGCTGGTGGATAGGGCGGCACGGTTGGAAAAACGCGCGTGTGGGCGTTTTCCAGGCGGCCCGCCGCCGAATGCGCAAGGCCACCCGGCGGCGAAAGCGAGGGTGTTGCAACATGAAACAGAGGGTAGCGCGTGCTGCGCTCGATCCTTTTCACATACCTCGCTGGAAAAAAGGTTTAACCAGCAAATCTTTCGGGGAACAAGCAGCAAAAACTCACCGGCTCAACTCTGAAAACCCCCAGAAATTCGGAGTGGGGTCTCCAGCTTCCGCTTGTTTTCTAGGGGCTTAAGAAAAGCTGAAACTCACCATCCGGTTAATTTGCACTCACGCTACTGTGATTGCGCTTACAGACAAATCCTGCATCGCATTCCAAAGCACGACCGGTTGAAGCCGCCTACTGCGATTGCGGCTGCGCCACTGGCGGCGGCGGCTCGATCACGATCTCGCCTTCGGCGACCATGCGCTCCAGTTGCGCACGCAAACCGGGTGCCAAGCCATAAGGATCGTCGGGATAGAGCACATAAGGTTCTTCCTCCGTCGAGCCGAATGCAACGATGACAAGCCCGTAATAAGCGCCGTAATCGTAAGCCTTGCGGATTTCCGCCACGTCGGGGGCCGGTTCATTCGGCAAGGTTTCTGCTTCGCCCATGATGCGTCTCCTCAAGCTACCCTTTGCGCTACATACCAACCTTGCCCGCCATCGGTGCGGCCTCGGTTGCGCCATGTTCCGGCAAGCGCTGTTCCGGCCCCGCTTTCGGCGGAATTGACATAGCGCCAGTTGTTTACGGTATCGAGACACGGCACCATTGACGTGCCGAGCGCCGGAGAGGCGCCGGTATCGATCATGCCGATCGTCGTTCCAACGGGGAATACCGTATTGGTCGCCGATGAGCCGGTATAGACCGGCGGAGCCACAAGCCCGTTCAGCGCTGCGGCTGCCTCTGATGGCGTCGATGGTCGGATATAGTTGTTCGTGCCGACGCCGCCGATGGCGGATTGCGTCATGAAACAGGCAATTGCGCTGCCGGTGCCGGTATATTCCGAGCGGAACAGTCGGCAATGAAGGTCGCCGCTCGGATCGCGTTGCGCCACAGTGTTCCCGGTTGATGCCTGTGACACAGACAGATTGCCGGTCGTATAGATTTCGCTACCGAACAAAAAGCCCCTGTTCGTATCACCCTCAAGCGTCAACGGATGCGGCGTATCCCATGTACCCGATGCAGTACGATCCACTAGGACGTAAAAATTCTGTCCATCGACGTGCATCCAGAAGTCATAGGCGCTCGCCGAGTTGTCGGTGAGTTTGATGTTTGGACTGCTGCCGACGATCTCCATGCCGTAGGTGCCACCGACAATGACCTGCTGCGTGCCACCAAACGTAAAAACCCCGGCCCCGGTCATGTTCATCCGCTCGGTAAAGACGCCACTCACCCAATTGCCGAAGCGCATTGCCACGTTGTTGCCGCCGATCAACGCCGCGCCGTTGCCGTCGTTGCCGAAGATCAGCGCCTCGGTCGCGCTGTTCTGCTTGTTAACCGAGAACACCGCATTGCCGGTCGCGCCGGTCGTCGTGACGCTGTCGCGCACCTCGATCAACGGCGTCGTGGCACCAGCCGACGCGCCGGAAAAGGTGATCGGCGACGTCACGGTAATCGTGCCGCCCAGCTCGCCCGTCAGCGATGACCAGGCCGTATTGGCGGCGTTGCGCATCTGCAGCTTGCCGGTCGAGGTGTTGAACCAGAGCTGGCCAGCGACCTTGACCGACGGCTCGACCGCCCCGGAGTTCGAGGAAAACAGCGCCGCCAGCGCGGCGTTGATGTCGGTCCTGACGGCAAGGCCGGGGCCGTTGTCGATGACCTGATCGTGTTGTGCCATGGCTGTTTCTCCTCAGTAGCCTTGCGCACTCCAGTCGAAGGTGCGCGCCGCAGTGATGATCGTGTCCCCGGTTTTTTTCAGTTCGAGGTCGAAGCCGGTGATGCTCTTGTTGGAGATGACGAAGTAATCGCCGACGATGCCGTCCTGAATGGCGACCGAGATCGACGGGATGTATTTGAATTTGACCGCGAAATTGATGCGCATCTTGTTCGGCACCCACGCGACGTCCGCACCCTGATCGACCTTGGCCGAAACGTCGGCGAGGATGCAAAGCTCCTCGACGGCGACGTTCTGTCCTTCCGGCGCGGCAAGCTGTGCCTGAAACTGGAAACCGCGCCCGTAATATTCCCCGGAGATGAACTGCCGCCAATCCGACCAGACGGCGGTGCCGGAGGCCGGATCGTTGTCGGTCTGACGCACCTGAATGGTTACTAGGCCGTCGCCGTCATCGATAGCCGAATCCCAGTTCTGCCAGTCGTCGACGAGGCCGGGGCGCTCGTCGATGAACACATCGCTCTCGTAGTAGGGGAAGGCGAGCATGTCGACGGTGAGGATCACCGGGAACACGCCGCCCATGTCGATCTGGTTGGTGAAGCTATATTCGCCGAGGCCTGCGGTCTCGTCGGTGATGATCAGCCATTGCTGCGGCGTCTTGATCTGGCAGTTGACCTTGCTGCCGGTCCAGTTCGGGCTTTCGCAGATGCGGATGAAGTTCTTGTAATCGGTCGGCACCGTGGTCGTGATGACGGCGGCGTTGACCGAATAGATGCCGCTGATGTCCCGCGCCTTCAGAAGATAGGTGCCGGAGCGATAGGGCAGCTCGGCGGTGGTGGCGGTGCCGGGGATCGAGGTCAGCACCTTGTTCGATGACGTCCAGGACACGCCGCTGGTGCGTGGCGAATAGCGCATCTCGAAGGAGCCGCCGATGACGACGTCGAGGTCGGTGGCTGGTGCCCACTGGAACAGCGCCACCTTGTCGACGATCTGGATGCGCAGGTTTTTGGGATCCGCAGGCGGTGCCGAGCGCCCGATCACCTCGTAGGTGATCTTCGAGGTCTTGCCGCGCCTGCCGAGCACGTTGATCGGCGTCACCCAGATCTCGTATGTGCCCTCGGTCGCCTCGACGTCGTGTGCTGTCTGGTCGACACGCGCCCGGATCCAGTTGCCGTTCAGCGGACGCCAGGCGACGTCGAAGGAGGGGGCCTTGCTCGTCCAGGATATCAGCATGCGGACGCCGACCGAGATCGCCGACAGCGCGATCAGGTAATCCTTGGCATTCAGGCCGGTGATACCTGGAATGCCGCGGATGTTGGAAATGTCCGGCTTCGACAGCGGGATATTCTTCTCGACGTAATCCCATTTGTCGGTGAAGTGCCTGACCGCGTTCATCTCGTAACGGCCCGGTTCGCTCTCGCGCGCATCGACGATGCGCCAGAGCGTCGGCTCCAGATCGCTGGACGCGAGGATCCAGATCGAATCTGGCAGCGGGGCTGCCGAGAACGCAGGCGCGACGGTGATGACCGAGGTGGTCGAGGCGGCGGTCGAGACCTGCCGCGTTTCGATCACGCCGTCGCCGACGACGCATGAGGCGAAATAGGTGCGGCCACTGGCGAGCGTTACCGGGGCGTCGAGCGTCAGCTGCGTCGTGGTTGCCGCCTTCAGGCGTCCGCCGCGGCGCTCGCCGCCGACGTTGACATCGGCCACCCGCGCCTTGTCGCCGGGGCGCGCCCATGCCGCATCGAGGCCAGCCACGAATTCGACGGTCTCGCCCTCGTAGGTGTCGGAATAGATCAGCCAGCGCCCGGAGCGCACCGCCTGTCCCTCGGACGTGCAGCCGACGGCGATCAGGTCGGTCTTCTGGATGCCGAATTTCGAGATCGCCTGGACGTCCTCGACCATCGTAATGCGCGGCTCGCCGAGATTGGCCGGGTCGTTCCACCTGACCGCCACCATGTTGTGGCGCGAGCGGATGTCAGCGCCGTGGTAGGTGAAGGCACCGTCGATGACGTTGGCATTGGTGTAGTCGAACACCGGGTCGGCTGGCATGTCAGCCACCGCCACCATCTGCCCGCCCGCCCAGAAGGCCCAGCCGCGAAAGATCGAGGCGATCGACGACAAGAGGTCGTAGGCCTCCTGCTGGGTCGCGATCACCGCGTTGCAGGTAAAGCGCGGCTCCTGCCCGCCTGAGCCGTTCGGCACCTGCTGGTCGCACCATTGCGCGATCTTGTAGAGCGTCCATTTGTCGACGTCGGCAGGCTGGACGAACTGGCCGAGGCCATAGCGGTCGTTGACGACGATGTCGTAAAACACCCATGCCGGATTGTCCGTCCAGGCGAGCTTGAAGGTGCCGTCCCAGACGCCGGTATAGGCGCGGGTCTCGGGATCGTAATTCGAGGGCACCTGAATGATGAGCCCCTTGATGTCGTAGGTGCGCCTCGGGATCCGGTCGAACTGCTCGGCGTCGATGGTGACGCCGATCACCGACGAGAGCGTGTAGTTCACCCGGTCGTCGATGATCTCGGTGTAGGAGGACCAATAGAGATCGTTCTGGACGTTGTTGGTCGTCGAGTCGGCGGTGACGCGCTCGACGCGGATGTCCCATGGCGGATCGCCGACCAGCGGAAAGGTGAGCGAGCGCTGATATTCGGTGTTGGTCTTGCCGGAGATGGTGTTCTCGGTCACCAGCGCATAGCCGCCGCCGTTCGATTGCAGGTAGATGCGCCAGACGAGCGAGGTGCCCTTGATGTCGCCGGTCGACATGCTTTGCACCTGCAGCGACGGCACCGAAACGGTGACCCGGCAGCGGTCGACGTCGGAGTCGGTGATCGTCCGGGTGATCGGCGAATCCTTTTTGACCTGCAGCGATACCTGCGTCTCGGACTGCTGCGCGGCGAAGCCGGTCAAGAGCGGCTGGTCGGGCCAGCCTGCATTGCCAGCGATGGACCAGTTCTCGAAGTTCGGCGTGCCGTCGTCGGAGAGCACCGGGACGCCGTCGAAGTAGACCGACTTGGCCCCATCGACCGGGCCGACAATCGGTCCTTCTGAGAGCAGGTCGACGAGGCGGGCGATCTGCTTCGAGTGCAGCGAGTTCGGCGCTTCCGAGCCGCCGCCGGAGCCGCGACCGCGTTTGCCGCCGCCACCCTGTCCGCCGATGAATGGAATGACCGTGGCGTCCATCAGGCGTTCTCCGGGATCCATTTCGGCGAACGGCCTGACGGGATTTTCTCAGGCTGGGGCTCTGGCGGCGTCTGGCGCATCGCCTCGCGCACCACGGCAGGATCGTCGAGCGCCATTTCATGCAGGCTCGCCGGTTGCGCCACCTTGTTCCAGACCCAGCTGTTGCCGCTGTCCGTGCCGGTGCCCTCCGCCACTTCGAGGCCAGCCGAGACGACCACCGAGCCGACGAAGCAGCGTCCATAAACGAGCGGCACCGGCACGCCCTGCTCGGTGACGTTCTCCGGGCCGGTGAAGATGTAGTTCTCGTTTTTCGCCGACTCACGCGCGGTGTCCTGCTTCGGCTTCGGCGACAGCAACATCGACACACCGAGCAGCAGACCGACGGAAATGACGCCAGCCAGGACCGTCGCCGCCGTGCCGGTGATGCCGACCCAGCCCAGCGCCGCGACGATGGGTGCGAAGGCGCGGCCCTCGATCACCGGGCAGAAGTCGATCTCCCTGCCGATGGGCGCGTTGGCGACGTCGGGGCAGCTGTCCTCCTCGCGCCAGTCGCCATCGACGAACAGCGCATAGTGGCTGATCTTCAGGAAGTCGCGGCGGAAACCCGGATAGTTGACGTCGAGCGCATTGATCGCCTCGCGCGGCGTCGAGATCGCGAACGCATGCTCGCCGCCGTATTTCTCGGCGAGCGCGCCATGCAAGCGGATGGTGACGAGATCATCGCGCATGGGGCGGGTCTCCCCACGGCTGATAATCCGGCGGCAGCGCGGGCGGATGGTCGATCAGCGTCTGGTGGCGCAGGTGCAGCACGGTGGCGAGCTGGTGGAGCCCACCATAGACCTCGCGCACCGAAAGCCGTCCGAGCATCTGGTGCAGGATCAGGTCGGGATGCAGGAACAGGCCGAGATGGTTGACCACCTCGCTCGGCCAGATCTGCATGCCGATGACGTCGCAATGCTGCCAGCGGTCGGTGACCTCGACGAAACCGGCCTTCTTGAACTGGCGGGTGATGATGTCCTGTCCGCGTTCCCACCACAGCCATTGCCGGTCGAAGTCGGGGATGTCGATCCCGGCATAGTCCTTGATGCCGTCGCGGATGAGCCCGAAGCAGTCGTGCGTGCCCCATGCCCATTTCCTGCCGACGAGCGGTGCGCGCCAGCCCGAGGGCTCGATGACGCCATAGGTGCCGAGCGGCCACGAGACGATCAGCCAAGGTTTGCGCGTCGCCTCGCACATGGCGCGGTCGGCGTCCGACGGAAGCGGCGGGCCGTAGACGTGGCTGTGGACGATGGCCTCGACGCCCGCCTTCTTCTCGATCTTGAGATAGGCCTTCATGTCCATCACGAAGGTGTCGAACTGCGTCGCGCCGTTATCGATGGGGATGAATTCGCCGCCGGAGACGACGCCGCAGGACTCGAGCGGCTGGCAGGCCTCGGCGTGCTTCAGCGCCGCCTTGATGATCGTGTCTGCCGCCGCCCAGGCCATGGCTCATGTCCTCATCAGCAGCGACGCCGGGAAGGCCGAGGTTCTGAGCACGCCCTTCGCGCCGAAGCGGGCGCGGCAGGCGTCGAGCGTCTTGCGGCACTGGTCCTTGGCGGGATCGGTGGTGGGATTGCCGTAGACGTCCTCGACCGGCGGCCCCGCATAGGAGCACTCGGCGGAGCGGTAGGCCCACTGGCAGATGTCGGCGAGGACCTGCCTGCGCGGCAGCAGCACGCCATCGACGTCGAAGCGCACCGCCAGTTCGATCTCGACGAAGATCGGGTTTTCGGAGAGCTTCTTGGCGACATAGAAAATCTCGTCGGGGAAACCGGCGTTGGGGTTGGCATAGGGATTGCCGCCGGGAAAGTTCACGGCATCGAGGTATTTGCCGAACACTCGCTTGCGCGTGACCTTGGCATTCAGCGCGTCCGACATCGAGCGGAGATAGGCACCGAGCACGCCGCCGGTATTGGCGGCTCTGACCGTCGGGCGCGGCAGCTTGCCCGCCGCCGACACTTCGAGGCCCTCGATCTCAATCGGAAACGGCTCGTAGGTGACGCCCTGCCAGGTGATCGGATTGCCGGTTTCGGTGGTGCCGGGATGCCAGCGAAACACCGTGGTGCCGCCAATCGGGCGGTCGTCCCAGACGAACATCTCGACCATTTCGAGAGGGGCCAGCTGCTGGACGTCGTCGCGCGAGACCGTCATGCCGTCACTCCGTAGGCCAGAGTGAATTCCACCGACAGCGTGCCGCGCAGCTCGGTTCTAAGCCCGTTCACGCCGAAGCGCGCCCGCTGCCAATCGACCGTCCAGTCGTCGCACCAGACCTGATAGGCGACGCCGGTCGCCTGATCCCTGAACGGAAAGGCGTTGCCGCGCTGTGCTTCGAGGTAGGCGGTCATGGCGTTGATGACCGTCGAGGTCTTCATCTCGAAGCGTAGGCTGAAGCGCCGCTCGATGCTGTTGATGCCGTCGAGAATGCGCTGGGCATAGCCGTCGCCGAACTGTGCGGTCCTCAGACGTCTCGACGTCATCGACTGCGCCGGGAGCGCCGCGCACCATTCCTTGTCGGTCCCGTCGAACGCCATCACGCCACCTGCCTCAAGATGCCGCCGGGTTTCGATTCCTTGATGAGGATCGCCTGGACGGCCTTTTCGATCTGCTGGCCGAGCCGCTTGCCGTCCTCGGTGGTCGCCGCCACCTGTCCGGTCGCCATGTCGATCCTGATGTCGCCGACCTGATTGTTGATCGTGGTGGAGCCGCCGATCTGCGCCTGCTGCTGTCCGGCGATGTTGGCGAGGCCGGAGACCTCGGCAGCCGACGGCGCTCTGATCATCCCCGAGGATGGTGTGTCGGCGTTTGCATTGAGGCCTGCAGGCGCGGTCGCGTTAAAGGCGCCGGGGAAGAGCCCGCCGAACAGCGGCTTCAGCACGTATTGCTGCAGCACGAGCTTGGCCAGATCCTTGAGGATGTCGGCCAGCACGTCGCGGAAGTCCTCGCCCGCCATGGCGGCGTCCAAGAAACCCATGGCGGCGCTCTCGGCCCACGAGGCGAACGCGCTGTCCATTTCTTGCGCGGTCTGGTCCATCTCCGACAGATTGTCGTTCGCCGCTTCGGCGGTGGACGCCAGCTTGTCGGTGCCAACCGATGCCTTTTCCATCGAGGTCTTGATCGTCTGTCCGGCCCGCTCGGTGGTCGCCGCCGCCTTCTCGACCTCCTTGGAGTATTCCTTCCAGCGGAACAGCACGGCGTCCATGGTGGCGACGAGACCGCCGCGCGTGCCGTTGTCGTTCGCCGCCCTCGGCGCGGCGCGACCGGCAAACGGCGAGTAGGGCGAGGTGGCAAGCGCACCCGCTGATCGCATGAACGCGCCGCCGCCCGAGAACGGCACCGGCACCGACTGGCGCTGCTGTCCTGGAACCATGCCGCCTATCGCCTCGCCAGCCGACGCGGCGCGCATGCGCTGCATCGCCTGATCGAACCAGTCGACGAAGGACTGGATCGCCGACTTCACCTTCTCGATGCCGGTTTTGATCGCCCCCAGCGCGGCGTTCCAGACGGCGTTCCATCCGGCGATGGCTGCGGCGACGAGCTGATCGAACATCGCCTTGAAGGCAGCGACGGTCTCGGCAGCCGCGTCAGAGATGATCTTCGGCAGGTTGCGAACGATCTCGGCGACCTTGTTGATGTGCTGCGCCAGCGTGTTGACCATGGCAGGGAGCGCGGCTGTCGCCTGTTCGAAGGCGGTGCCGAGGCCGGTCAATTGAAGCCATGCGTCGTAGAGATTGCCCGCCGCCGTCGTGAGATTGCCCCACGCGGTGGCCATGGCCGAGTTCCACTTGTCGCTTTCTTCCGCCGCCCGTTTGTATTTCTCGATGGCGACGGCGAGGTCGTTGACGTTGATCGCCGCGCCTTCGAGCGCCTGATCGATCGCCGCCAGCGTCGCCATGTCCGCGCCTTCGAACAGCTTCTGCAGGAGCTGCTGCTGCTGCAACGGTTCAAGCAGCTTGTAGCTCTCCTGAATCGATGCCAGCAGCCGCGCCATCGACTCGGCCTTGGTCGGATCCAGCTGCGAAAGGTCACCGCCCAACAGCCGGATCGCCTCGGCCAGCTGCGCCGCATCCTCGCCGCCCGCCTTCAGCTTTTCCTGCAGCGGCCCGATGGCCGCAGCCATGTCGCTTGCCGCCTCTGCCGACAGACCGAGCGCCTCGCCGAGACCCTCGTAGGCTCTGAGCTGGCTCACCTCCAGACCAGCGGCAAATGCGCTGCGCATCGTCTCCGCCGCCGCTTCCGCCGCGCCGGTCACCTTGTCGAGGATCTTGCGGAACTGCTGGTAGATCGTCAGGCCGAGCGCCACGATGGCTCCGACGGCGGTGAGCGACAGGCCGGTAATGAGCGCCGTTCCGATCATCCGGCCGGCGGAAAGCGCGATGCGCCCGAGACCGGCGAAGGCGCGCGTGAAACCGGCGGCGAGCGTCCTGCCAACGTTGGCCATGGTGCGCCCGAGCCGCTGCATGCGCGTCTCGATGATGGCGGTCGATTTCGAAGCGGTGAGCGTGGCGTCGCCGATGGCCTCGATGCCCTTCGCATCGGCAGGCGTCGGCAGCTTGTCCTTGACCGAGGCGAGACTGTCGCCCCAGAGCGAGGCCTGCTTCGCCGCGACATCGCTACTCTCGGCAGAGGCCTTGCCCAGCGCCTCGATGTCCTTTTCGAGATCCTTGATCCCCTTTTGCGCGTCGGCGGTGTCGGCTTCGACGTTGATTTCAAGCTTGTTGGCCATCGTCCGCCCTCAATGCAGCATGCGGCCCACGGCCTCGGAGAGCCGCTTCTGCGCCGCTGCCAATGCCTGTGCGCGCTTCTCCGGCAACGCCCGCAGGAAGAACGGGACCGGCGACATGAAGCGCGAGCCGAACTCGAGGATGCGGGCGTACCAGGCACCACCGGCATTCTTCGGATTGAAGGCGATCTTGGCGCTGGTGATGGTGCCCTTGTTGGCTTCGACGAACGCGTAGATGCCCTGCGGGATCAGACCCTTGCGGACATAGACCCTGCCGGACGGCATCCGGTGCGGCCCCTTGGCCGAGTAGCCGACCTCGATGGCGTTCTGGATCGCGTCGTCGCGGATGACGTTGGCGGCTTCGGCCACCACGCCGCGCATCTCCTTCTCGGCGAGATATTTGGTATCGCGCTCGAGCGCCGCGACGATTTCGTCGGAGTTGACCTTGATCTTCAGCATCAGTGCCTCGTTGCGATTTTCGCCCCGAATATGGCGGCGATGTCCTGATCGCTGGCGGTGGCGAGATCGACTTCCTCGCCGGACGCCTGAATGCTCTTGCGCCTCGACGCCCTGCGCTCGTCCTCGGCGACCGCTTCGAAGTAGGCGCTCCAGCCCCTAAGCTCGTGCCATGTCATGCTCGCCGTCAGCTGCTCGACCGTCATGCCGAGCTTCAGCGCCAGGCCGAACACCGCCATTGTCAGCGGCGACGGCCTTTCCTTTTTTTTTCGCCTTGGGCTGGTCTCCGTCCTCGTCGATGCCGAGCAGCCGGTTCATGGCAGGCTGGCATTGCGTCGCCAGCGCGAAGCAGACCGACGAGCCGAGTGCCTGGAGCTTCTCCCATTTGACCCGCTCGCCATCGATCCAGAGGAAGGCGGCGAGCATCCTGAGCCCGTATTCCTGCGCGGTGATCGTGCCTTTCTCCTGCGCCAGATTGAGCTGCATGGTGTCCATGAGCGGCGGATCGCGCAGTTCGACGTCGAAGGTGATCGGCTCGCCTTCGGTCGGTTCGATCCTGATCGGCACGACCACCGAGCGCCGCGCCATGAGCCTGTCGAGCGTTCCCATGGCGAGCCTCTCAGCTGACGATGAACAGCGGCACTTCGTTGACCACGGCTTCGCCCGAGAACGAGACCGCCTCGTTGGTCTCCATCGTCAGCGTGTAGCCGGAGATGGTGACCGGCATGATGATCTCGCCGCGGTCGCCGGGAAGCACGATCTCCATCACCCGGCGCTGGCCGTCGAACACGGCGCTGCGCCATTCGGTCTGGGCGGCGACGTCGAGGTCGGTGAAGCCCTCGATGGAGATGTTGCCCGGTTGCGGCGTGCCAGCGAGCGACTCCGAGCCGCAGAAGGTGGTGACATCGATGGCGTCTGCCGCCTCGACCTCCCATTCCCATGACGACAGGCAGAAGCGCAGAAGGTCGTCTGCCGAGATCGGCGTCGCCTTGCCGGTGGTGACCGTCGTCGTGTTGCCGGAAAGGTCAGAGCCGTCGAGCGTGAAGGTGTCGGCGGGCGTGCCGACCGACGAGATCGGGAAGGTCTTGCCGTCGAGCCCCGAGGAGGAGCCGGAGATGGTGACCAGCTGGCCCTCGGTGAAGTTGGTAATGTCGGCAGAGGCGACGGTGACGACCGCAGGCTTGGCATTGGTGATGTTGGTCACCGAGTAGCCGGTGGGGGCGGGGGTCGCGTATTTCTGCAGGTAGACCTCGGTTCCCTGTGCGGTGAATTTGGTCATGGGGCGGTCCCTTTCGTGAAAGGAGGAGCGCCCAAAAAAATATTCCTATGCCGGATGCGAATTTGACTGTGAAAAATTTACGGTTTCAAGGGGGGACGCTTGATCTAAGGCAAATCGGTATTCAGTGCGACCATCTTTGGTCGTTGACACGACTGGTCACCACGCGGGCCAGCCGTACCGCCACAATCACTACGTCTCGGAATGATCTCAGAAGTGCCGCTTGTCGACTCCGACCGGGATTTCCGGTGCCGACCCCTTGCGGCCGTAGGGGACGAGGACCGGGAATGGCTCGATTGAGCCCGGTCCAGTCATGCCCGCCACGCTTCGCAAACGACCGCTGTGCATTTGCGTCCATAGCGGTCATCGCACCAATGCCGTCGGCGGCTCGACCAACCGGTCTGACGCTTGAACCCGCGCACCGCCAGCGCGAGTTCGGCAGGACGCGCAAGGCGCGCTACCAAGCGCAAATCTCCGTACGACCAAGGACGCATATCCGCAATATGCTCGACGATTAGCATTCCTTGTGATCCCAATAAGCCAATGAGCGATGGACGACGGGGTTCCGTCTGCATCGACTGCATTGGATTACTCGACCGCCGCAGGCTGACGATAGCGCTCCCGTAGGTGGACGGCTGTCTGATCGATGCTTGGATACACTGAGGTGGCATTAATATTGATCGCATCTAACTGGTCGAGAATGTGCTGTTTCCCGATAACCGTTATGCGCGCGATCTCTATGCCTTCCTGGCCAAACTCCGGCAGTGTGGCTTCATGGCCAAAAAGAAGAAAGGCTCCTGCCTGAGACTTGATCCTGGTGTTCGTACGTTTCGCCTTCACGCATACGATCGAACCCAGATCGTCCGGAACGATCTTCGGTTCGAAGAAGCCTTTCTCCGACTTGATGTGGTGCAGCAACTTTCCAGCCACCCCGGTCTCGTTGAATGTCTCAACATCCTGCGTAAGGTCGATTTCGTTTTTCTGCGGGTAGGTGAGATTTGAGAGATTGGCGATGCAGCTCACGGTATCTGAATCGTAGTATTTCACAGCATCGCTTGAGATGCGGAAAATGATGACTTCTCCTTCGACACCCATGAGCTGCGGCGGACAATAGCAAGCGAAGAACAATGCCACCAGCGGATTGCTCGAGATGTCGAGCAATCGCGTCGGAAGCCCATAATGCTGCATGCGGACAAGTCGGTCGAAGCAATATTGATCGCCGTGGAACTCGTCGTAATGCGCGATGAGTAGCTCCTTGCAGAGACGGTCCTCATTCGGCATAAATTGCCATCCCCCGTCCGGCCATTTCCGAAGAAGCGATGGCGTGAGTTCGAAGATCGCGTTCTCGTGGCCACGATAGAATGTTTCCACGTTATCCCTTGCTGGCAACTCTTGAAGGATTTTTAAGAAGGCTTCGACGCTATCCGCCGTGCCGACGATATTCTTCTTCTGCGGTGGAGGTTGCACGTTTGCCGCATCCATTCCGACGCCGTTCAAGTCCTCTAAGTCGTCGGCGAGCTCGGGTTTCCGCGCGACCAATCCATCCAAAATCTGCTGGATATCTCCTTTTCGAACCGCCCAATGTGTCCGGTAGAGTTGAAACCCGTCGGCTGCGAAGAGCTCCTGCGCTTGGGTGACGCTGTCGAATTCCACTTCGCCAAAATCGATCAGGGTTTCGAAACGCGTCGTGACCTCCTTGCGGCCAGCCTCGACATTGGAAATTCGGCCGTAGCGAATGACCATCGACGCTCCGCCCTTCTCGCGAGAAATCTCGCTGCATAGGAACGTGGGCAATTTCTCCAGGTACGCGATTGATGTAGAGTCCAGCTCTTCCAAGCCCTTCGCAACATCGGTCGGGGTGTATTCGAACATGCGTCCGCGGTTCATGCCAATCTGATCGACCTCGCCCTCGACATAGTCGCGATTGCCGAAGGCGATGAAATTGAAGTTCTCTGGCATCTGCCGGTGCACCTAGTTATTCCGCCCATTGGGCGATCGGGGAGGATGTGAAGCGAGTATGGCGGTCACAACGTATAGGCGAAAATACTTGCTCGCAAGACTTGCCTGTCGTCACCAATAGGCGCCCTCCACAGTCGTAACGCCAGCATTCGACGAGCTCGATTCTTTGAATACCGCAGCCCGATGGCGCGAAGGCTTAGGTATCAATTGCCAACCAATATCGTCACCGACTACGGATTAGCTGACATGGCGCCCGACGAACGATCAGATGACGACAAATATCCCTGCTTGCCTAAACCTCGATGGAATACCTTCAACGTCGCCTCGAGGCGACGGTGTGCCTTATTTTAGCTTCGACCCGCAGGGTGCGTGGCGAGTGTCCCAAGGTAGTCGGCTTTACGATATCGAGAGCTGCTGCGTTCGCCTTCACGAGGCATTCAAGCAAGCGATCATGAAGGGGGTGAACTACTCGCAACTCATCTACGCGATCCCCGAGTTTGTGAGTGTCGCAGGCCATAACTCCGAAGCGAATTTGACACGCGAGCTTTTCGAACGGTTCCTTCGGGAGACTGCCGCGTTCCCAGAGATCAATCGCTTCCTCTATCTGTATGATTGCCAGCACCTGGTAGCCTCCATCCAAGAATGTACAAAGGAGGTCGAGCAAGTCCTCGGCGAATTCTATCTAACATTCAACACGGAGAGCTTCTTCTTTCCGCCAATGCGACACGACGATGGGCTTCGGTATTCAACGTCTCCGGTGACGACAAAGCTCTTTGCATACCTGGGATTTATGCTTATCAGGATGCACAGCCTGCTCGATTACACGGTGAAGGTAGCGTTCGAAGCCGAGCATCTTCGGCAGGACTTTTCCCGCTATCCGAAGCTAGCCAGCGGCAGCCTCCAATACGGTGATCGCAAACGCGTTGGCTTCAACAACGAATTAGGTACGCTCTTTGAGACATGCGAGTTCATGACGTTCGTTGAAACGCTCCGCAACCACGTCATCCACGATGGTCTGCTGGACGATATGCCGAAGGCATATGAGCACATCAAGGATGGCGTCGCAGTTGAGAAGTTTGTTCTTTTTCCCGACATGACGAACGGCCGCTTCGATCGGTTCGTGAACCGGAATCTCTTCTTCGGCCGAGAGGACAAAATCAATCTGCGACTACCGGGATTGCTAGCCGACTTCCAGACTCGACAGGTCGCGACACTCGAACGCATCCTCGTCTCGCTCCAACAGCTCGCGTAGACGTCAGTGCGTAAAACCGACTGGGTGCAATCGCCGCATTTCGATCGTTCGGGTTCGGGGCTCCATCCCTCAAACTGCTATGCGTCTCAATACGACACCCTTTCCAGTTGTAAATGTTTGCCACACATGTGAATAGTTCAGGAATTGACCGCTCCCCGAGGCCCATCCGTGCAGCAAATTGAAGTCAAAGTTGAAAACGACCACATTCAGCGGATTACTACCGCAAAACCCCTTGCAGCCATTTCTGAGCTAATCTGGAACGCTTATGATGCCGATGCGCGCGAAGTAAAAGTCGAACTCGAAGAGGGTCAACTCACCAAACTTGGCGTAATCCGAATTGTCGATGACGGCACGGGCATTCCTGCCGACGAGTTGGAGACGTGCTTTCAGTCGCTGGGCGGCTCTTGGAAAAAGCGCGCTGTGAAAACCGATGGTGGCCGTTCGATCCACGGCGAAAAGGGTCAAGGCCGCTTCAAAGCGTTTGCGCTCGGCGATCGCGTGACATGGGTTTCGCGCCATGCCGGGAAAAAGTTTTCAATCAGTGGTGACAAATCGGACCTTAAACGATTTTCGATTTCCGACAGCGTGCCAGCAGCAAACACCGGCTGCACGGTAGAAATTGAGAATGTTGTTCGCGATTTTGAGATTTGGGCTGAGGATGGCTTCGCGGAACAGCTGCGCGATGTGTTCGCCCTTCAACTCTATGAAGACACTCACTTCCGCATCATTTACGACGGCGAGGAGATCGACGCGCGAGAAGCCATTAGGGATGTGACGCCCTACCAGGTAATGGCGACCACCGAAGACGGCCACGAATACAAGGCGACGGTGGACGTTATCGAATGGAAGAAGAAAGTCGAGCGCAAGCTGATGCTTTGCCTTCCTGGCCGTTTCAGCTTCCATGAAATGGCTCCGGGGATACATGCCCGTGGATTCGACTTCACCGCGTATCTGACCGCCGAGCACTTCCAATCCCTTGCAGACGACAACACTGAAGGGCTAGTCGAACTCGACCCGCCGTCAATGGCACTCGTCGAGGCCGCGAAGGCGAAGTTGCGTGAGCACTTCCGTGTACGGGAAGCAGAACGCTCCCGCGGCAAGATTCAGGAGTGGAAAGAAGCTAAAATCTATCCCTACGAGGGGAAGGCGTCTGACCCCATCGAAATCAATGAGCGGCAGGTGTTTGATGTCGTCGCGCTGAATTTGGCCGACTACAGCCCTGACTTCGAGAAGGCGCCCTCGAAGCAGCAGAAGCTCATCCTACAACTCGTCAAAGCGGCCATTGAGACTGGCCCCGGCGCATTGCCGTCCATCTTGGAGAAGGTCGTTGATCTGCCCAAGGGCAAGCAAGAGGAACTGGCCGAACTGCTTCGGAAAACCTCGCTGACCGCCGTCATCAACGCTGCAAAGGCTGTCACTGACCGCCTTGAGTTTTTGCGCGCCCTGCAAATTCTGGTGTTTGACCCCGGCTCCAAACGCCAACTGCTCGAACGCTCGCAGCTACACCGGATCATCGCCCGAGAGACGTGGATTTTCGGCGAGCAGTTCAACCTGATGAATGACGACGAGGATTTATCGGCAGTCCTGCGCAGCCATATCCAGTTGCTAGGCAGCGATAGCGACGACGGCCCACATAGAGAAGGACTTGCGCCGAAGGAACCCGTCTTGGACGCAGAAGGCAAAGCAGCAATCGTTGACCTGATGCTTTCCTGCCGAGTGCCAACAGCGACTGACGATGAGCGAAAGCACCTCGTCATCGAACTGAAAAGGCCGAGTCAGAACCTCAACGAGGACGTGATCAACCAGATCAAAAAATACGCAAAAGCCGTTGCTCTTGATGACCGGTTCAAGCACTCGAGAGTCGAATGGGACTTCGTGGCCGTCGCCAATCGCTTCACAAAAGACGCCGAATTTGAAGCGCGTCAAAAGGACAAGCCGCGGGGCATGGTGCTGGAGATCGATGACCCTATCAAGATCCGAGTCTGGGCCAAAACCTGGGGCGAGATCATCCAAGAGGCGGAAGGACGGCTGACTTTCTACAAGCGGCGTCTTGAGTATCAGGCGAACGATAGAGAGGCGCTCCGATATCTGCGCACGATCAATTCTGATTATCTCAGCGACGAAGTCAAGGAGCGCATATCGGCACTAGATGCGGAAGAACAAATCGCGGCCGAATAAGCAGCACGAACTCCCAAGTGCCAACTTGGTAGTCCGCCCGCAGGCCTCCGGCCTCTTTTCGGCCCCGACCATGCCGCCAGTTAGATGCGACAGCGGCGGCTGCTTTCGGAAAGCCGCAGATAGCCAGGAAACGGATTGCGAGGGGCGTCGGAAGCCGTCATAGAGGTATCCAGCGCTCGGCAGCTAACTCATTCTCGGTGCCTTTAACCGGACAGTCCGCTACGCCCCAAACACGTCATTCGGCAATCGGCTTGGCGACGACCGCTTAGTCCGCATCTCGGCCATTCGGGCTTACCGCAGCAGACGACCGGTCACCACCCGATCGCGACAGAGAAGGTTCCAGCGCCATACCGCCCGAGCAAAGCAATGAGGATTCGGACACTGGGTTTTGGAGGGTGAACCCCTCTGATAACTGATGCCGTTAGCTTGATTGTCAGCCGTGCCCGGCTCCTATATTTTCCGTGACCAGCCGAAGCATGCGCACCTGCGTCTTGACGCCCGGTTCCTTCCGGCGATTGACGACGTCGATCAGGCTGTCTGGCGAGGCCGAGCCATAGGCATGCGCGAAGGCCTCGATGCCGATCTCGCGGATGACGTGCTTTACCGCCACCCTGAGTTCCTGCCAGCTGATCGCGCTCTGGACAAGGCGCAGCGGTCGCTTCGGAGCGCCGAGCGCATCGGTCTCGGCGTTTGGATTGTTTACGAGTTCGAACAATGCTTTTTCGAGGATGCGCGCGGCGCGGGTGCGATCAGCGGCCATCGGAAACGACAGCGTCACGGCAATCATCGCTTCGTCCAGGCGGTCGCTCAATTCGGCTCGCTCTCCTTGACCACCGGCAGATCGCGCCAGAGATAGAACACGGTTTTCGCGCCCTCGACATGGAACCGCTGCTGCAGGATGGGAGCGCCTTTGGTCTGCCTCTTCCATCGAAGCTCGGCGAGCGGCGTCAGGATCGCGCCCTTCGGAATGTCCTTCTCTTCCATTTCATCGCCCTCCGGCGGATAGCCATCTTCAGGAAAGCGCTGGAGAATAGTCCGCCACATCCCAGCGCTGCTGAACGCGCCAGCCCCGGCTGTCCTCGTCATAGTAGGAGATCTCCGAATCGAGCAGCGCGCCGCCTGCCGACGAGGCGACGATGTCGCGCAGCGCCACGCGGCCCTGATCGGCCAGCCGCCGCGCGCCCTCGGCGGTCTCGTCGTAATAGTCCACCTGAATGCCAGCGGTGGAGAGGTCGGTGTCGATGCCGCAGAAGCCGCCAAGCCAGACTGAGGCGACGCGGTTGACGATGACCACCGGCAGCGGCGCTGGGCGGTCGTCAGGCGGCTGCGGCTGCATGCCGTAATAGACCTCTGCGGAAAGCACCGCGTCGAGCCGGTCAACGATATCCTTCTCGATCATCGCTTCGCGCCTCCATGCTTGCAGACCAGCAAATAATCGCTGCGCTGCGCCGTCGGCTGGACGCCGACGATCTCATAGATGTCGCCCCGGTCCACATCGACGAGCCGCCATGCCGGGTCGATGTTCTCGCCGGGAATTTCACGCACGCGGATGCGCGTCGAGCCCTCGGCCAATTCGGTGTTCATGGCGAAATATTCACGGCCATAGTCGCGGCCCGTCCCGGCTTCGAGGATCTGGCAATTCACCTCGGCGACCAGCTGCCACGTTTTCTTCGCCGCGCCGAGCGCGTCGTCGCTGGTCACGAACCGCTCGATGCGCACCCGGTCTCTGAGCAGGCCCGCCTTCATCCCTCCACCTCCTCGACCATCACCTTGACCTCCACGCCCTTCGGCTTCTGGATCGTCACGAACACCGTCAGGGGCTGCGGCTGCGGTAGCCGCCGCGGCGCGGGACCGAGCCAGCGCAGCAAGTTGTCTTCCGTACCATTCCAGCGATTGCCGTCGACCGGAGCCGAACAGCCTTCGATGGATGCGTGATCGGTATATTGCCAGAGCGACCATGCGGGCCATGTCCCTTTCGGCCATGAAGGCTGCGCCTCCTCGGTGTAATGGGCGATCCACAGCGAGGTGTTGATCGCCAGATAACTGTTCTTGGAATCGCCAAGCTGGTCCTTGATGAGGTGGCCGCTGTAGATCGTGACCTTCAGGTCTGGGCGGGTCTCGCGAATGTACCTGACCGCCCGGATGAGCTGGTCGAGCGTCGCCTCCGCCTCGTGGTCGATCACCACGCGCTCGCCGCGCACCGGATCCGCGACCAGAAGATAGTGGGCCATCTCGGCAGCGGAATTGCCATGGAAGAAATGATAGGAGGCGGTCGCCAGCCCAGCCGCCAAGGCGTTCTGCTTGCGTGGCTGGTAGGTGGGATCGACGTAGGTCTCGCCCTCGCTCGCCTTCATGATGACGCCGACAATGCCGCCAGCCTTGAGCGCCTCCCAATCGGGCTCGGGATTGTGGTGCGACAGGTCGATGACGAGAGTCTCGCAGGTCATGCGCGTGGCACCCAGTAACCGGAGATGAAGCTGTTGGCATAGGCCATGACGTCGACGGCGGTGATTGCCGCCATTTCGCGGTTCTCGTAGAGGAAGGCACCGACCCGGAAACCGATGTCGGTGATGCCAGGCGGCAGGTCGTCGGCGACCGAATAGCCGAGGGCGAGCATGACCGAACCAGACGACGGCCACGAGGCACCGGAGACCGGCTGCAGCCATTGCCGCGCCATCTGGTCGCTGCCGACGACACCGACAATCTCGTAGTCGCTAGAGACATCGGTTCCCTCGCCGTCGGTGACGACGAAGTCCTCGACCGGCTGCATCGGGATCTCGATTTTTTCCGTCCCGCCTGCTGGCCAGTCCGGCTGCCAATCGTAGGCGACGGCGAAAACATGGAATTCGGTCAGTCGTTCGAAGACGTCGAAGGCCCGCACCAGCGCCTGCGTCAGATATTGATCGTCGCGCGTGAATTCGACCCGGCAATGAGTCTTGAAGGCCGGGAGTAGGGCGGTCGGAATGGTGGTGCGATCTACCGACGTGACACGCTGCAGCTTCATGGCGCTCTCCTTGGCCCGGTGCTCCTGTCAGCGAAGCAGGCGGTCATGAGCTTGTCGAACGTCTCATACTGGCGTTGCTGATTTGCCTGCCCGCTGAAATAGACGAGCGCGGCGAAGATCGCGGCGAACAGGATCGCGGCCAAGCACGAGGGGTTTCCCTTCATGCTGTCCGCCACGGTGGCGACGATCCCGGTGACCTTCTCGCCGTTCATTGCTCATGCTCCGATGTCGTCGATGGTCGTCGGGATGACGATCTCGACCCATTGGCCGTTGCGCCGCCCATAGAGCTTGCCGTCGTTCGGCGCGTCTGGGAATCCGGTCCCCGGATCACCCTTCGGCCCCTGTGGTCCCTGCGGCCCCATCAGGCTCTGGCCGGTATCGCTCCAAGCCGTGCCGTTCCACTGCCAGACGAAACCATCGGAACGGTCGAGGTAACTGTCGCCGATCTCGTTCCCTGCGCTAACAGGGTCACCATTGCCGGAATACATCGAAACGCCATCGGCACCCGGCGGGCCGGGTGGCCCTTGCGTTCCGGTAGTAAGATGCGCAAACAAGACCTGTTGCTGCCAAGGAGGGACTGAATCACCGACAGCGACAAAGGCGACGGGAACAGAAAAATATCCGCCGGTCTCTTCGATGGCGTCGGCGGTCGCATCGTATTCGATCCAGCGGGCAGCCACGTCCTTGTCCTGAATCATCAATCGGTCGGCAGCCTTGATGATGCGCAGGAATGCAGCAACAGCCGTGCCGTTCGACGTCGTCGCACTGATCCAGAGTTCCGTCGCTGTTGTTGGTGGGGCGCTGTTGACCTGTATGTAGCCAACGGGCGGCGGTTCCGTCGTGTTGTCCCTGTAGAGATATTCCATGACCGTGCTTGACTGACCGGACGCGCCTTGTGGCCCGGTCAGATTGTCGCCGGTATCGACCCATGCGGTGCCGTTCCATCGCCACAAGCCGCCATCGTCCCGGTCGAGCCAGGTATCACCGATCTCGTTTCCCGCCGCGACCGGATCGCCATCGCCGGAATACATCGACACGCCATCCATGCCTGCGGGACCAGTCGCGCCGGTAGGCCCCGGATCGCCTTGCGGCCCTTCTGGCCCAGCCGGTCCCTGCGGCCCTTCTGGTCCGGTAGCGCCAGCCGGTCCTGCTGGCCCCTGCGGCCCCGGATCGCCCTGTGCGCCGGTTGCGCCCGCTGGTCCTTCCGGGCCTGCCGGTCCTTGCGGCCCCGGAGGACCGGGCGGGCCGGGGATGCCTTCGCCGCTGCCGCTGCCGCCTCCACCGGATGTCGTCTCGGCCTCGGCGAGTGGCTCCCATTGACCATTGCGGCGCGCGTAGGGCGTGTCATCGAGCGGCGCTTCCTCGACGAGCGGCGTGTCGCCGACAAAGAGCTTCAGCTGCTCGCGGTCGAACAAGAGATCATCGCTGCCCGAGAGCCTGCCGTCGGCCTCCCAGACGGCGACCTGATTTTCCGACCCGGTCCCGACTATCGCCCGACGGCGCATGGAAAGCGGCTGGTCGTTCATCCGCGCTCTCCATGGTAGCGATCAAAGGCCGGAGTGAGATCGATGGCGACGGCGCGGCCATCGTCGAGCACGAGCTTCAGCGTGAAGCCGTCACAGATGCCGCCCTTGACGCCGATCCCCGGTTTTCCCTGCGGGCCTCGCTCGCCCGGTCTCCCTTTGCTGCCCGCTCTGGCGGCGAGCATCCAGTCGTCACCCGGCAACGGCCCCGGAGCGTCGCGGCGGGCGATCCATTCCGAACCGTCGAAGGCGACCCGGTCGAGCTTGCGGTAAATTCCCTTCGGATCGTAAAAGCCGCAGGCCTCGCCGCAACAGGCGTCGGCTCCCTTCATCGCAACGCAAGCCCAGTCGTCGTGCGGCGGGCGACGGGCGGTGTCGCGACGGGCGCAATAGGTCGAGCCGTCGCAATGGACCAGTTGGCCCTCGTGATGGACAGCCTCCTCGGTCCAGTCCTGTGGCGGCGCGAATTTGCCCGGATCGCCTTTCTCGCCCTTGTCGCCCTTCGGACCTGCTGGTCCCGGTTCGCCGCGGAGCCCGCGCGGCCCTGTTTCCCCTTGTGGTCCAAGCTCGCCGCGCTCGCCGGGGTCTCCCTTGTCGCCACGTTCGCCTTTTTCACCGGGTGGTCCGCGCTCGCCGTCTTTACCCGGTGCGCCGTCGGCCCCATCTTTACCCGGCAGGCCGGGATCACCCTTGTCGCCGCGCTCGCCTTTTTCACCGGGTGGTCCGCGCTCGCCGTCTTTACCCGGTGCGCCGTCGGCCCCATCTTTACCCGGCAGGCCGGGATCACCCTTGTCGCCGCGCTCGCCTTTTTCACCGGGTGGTCCGCGCTCGCCGTCTTTACCCGGTGCGCCGTCGGCCCCATCTTTACCCGGCAGGCCGGGATCACCCTTGTCGCCGCGCTCGCCTTTTTCACCGGGTGGTCCGCGCTCGCCGTCTTTACCCGGTGCGCCGTCGGCCCCATCTTTACCCGGCAGGCCGGGATCACCCTTGTCGCCGCGCTCGCCTTTTTCACCGGGTGGTCCGCGCTCGCCGTCTTTACCCGGCGCGCCGTCGGCCCCATCTTTACCGGGCAGGCCGGGATCGCCCTGTTCGCCGCGCTCGCCCGGTTCGCCGCGAGCGCCGGCCGGTCCCGGTTCGCCCGGTGGGCCGGGATCACCCTGAAGTCCCGGCTCGCCTCTTTCGCCAGCTTCGCCGCGCTCTCCCGGTTCTCCCTTGTCGCCACGTTCGCCTTTTTCGCCGCGCTCGCCCTTTTCCCCCGGCGGTCCCGGCTTGCCGTCCTCGCCATCGCGGATCGCTGCAACGCGCTCGGAAAGATCGAGCACCATTGTCTTGTGCTCGGCGCGCATTTCGGCGATGGCGCGACCCACCATGTCGGCCAGCCGGTCACGCTCCTCGCGAAAGCGGCGACCGATATATTCCCCGAATTCCCTAAGCGGCGCGCTCATGGTCGATACCCTCGAACCCGCCGACGAGTTCGGCGAGTTGCTTTTCGTCGGTTTCGCTTTCCTCCGGCGGTTCTGGCGCGGCAGGCGGCGCGGCGGGCGGCGCATCCGGGGCAGGCGTCGATGGTTGCGCCTGATTCCAGGCGGACAGCGGCACGACCTGTTGCTGGACGCGCGGCTCGTCGCCTGCCTCGGCATCCGGCAGGTCTTCCATGTTGCGTGCTTCGTTCGGCGAGTAGATGCCGGAGATGACGCCGCGCGCCAGCCCCTCGATCCGGTCCCGGTAAGCAACGCGAAGAAGCGCATGCGTGTCAAATTCGACATACTCGTAAGGCCATCCTCTCAGCCCGAAGAAATGATCGAAGGCGGTCTCGATGTGGTTGATCGCAAAGCCCAATCCGCGCGCCAGCCAGAACTGCATCAGCGCCTCGGTCGAGGCGAAGGTCGCGCGCTCGGTAAGCCCGAGGATCGCTGGCGGCACGCCATAGACCATGAAGATTTCGTCCTGCGTCATCTTCAGCGCGTTGGCGACCTCGGCCTCCTTGGCGCTCATGGCGATGCCATGGAATTTCAGGCCGTTGGTGAGAATAGGCGGGCCGCCGCCGAGATTATCGACGCCGCGCCATGCCTCATTCAGCCGCTCGCGCAGTTCACTCACCTGCGCCTTGGATAAATTGAGTTCGGTTTCGATCACACCGGGCGGACGGCTCATGTTGGCGAAGAAATTGATCAGCTGCGCGCCGATGGCAGCCTGTGCGGTGACCGCCAGTTCGGCGTGGCGCAGCGGCGGGATGCCGACGAGCGGCTCACCCTGCTTCGCTTCGAGCTTGATATGCAGCACGTCGCGGGCGGGAGCGACGCCGTAATCGATGGCGCGGCCTTGGCTTTCCAGGACGTTGTTGCCGCCGAGCTGGTAGAAGATATCGCCCTCGGCGGAGACCACCGGCTTTGACTGGTTGGGGTTGAACGGGTGCAGCGAATCGACCTCGAAGCGGCTGTTGCGCAAGCCGAGATGGTAGGTGTTGCCGGTGAGATAGAGGTCGCGCACCAGGTTCATGATGAAGTCCGAGCGCGACTGGTAATCGTTCGGCGATCTCAGGATGCGCGACAGCGCCGAGGTGGTGACGCGCTCACGGCCACCATCCGGTAGCGCCCGCCAGTGGTCGCCGGGGCATTGCGCGATGGTTTGCGCGTAAGCCGCGACGCAGGCCTCGACGACCGCGCCCCGCGCGCCAGCGATGGGGTCGTAACCCATCTGCCAGTAATTCCAGTATTGTCCCCATGCGTGCGGCAGGACGCCGTCCGGGTTCATGACGATCCACGGCCCGTCGCGATATTCGCCCTCTCGCGCGACCGACCGCCGGAACGGTTTCAGCAATTGCTGAATCAGCCCCGGCATGGATCATTCTTTCGCTTCGCTCTGGCGGGTCTTGTAGGTGCCGCCCTTGTCCGGTTCCGGGCTTGCGGCCTTGGTTTTCTCTGCCTCGGGTTTGGCCTTCGTTTCCTCTTCGCCGCGCAATCTGCGCGCAGCCTTCTCTGCGGCCTTCGCCGCCTTTTCGACATCGATCTTTTTCGGCTCTGCGGCCAGACGGTAGGGATCGCGAGCCCAGCCATCGGCTATTGCCGACTTCGCGTCGGCTTCTTCGAGCGCGATGATGTGACCGGCATAAGGCCCGAAGAGTGCCTCGACGTGCTTTGTCGCCATTGGTGGTTTCCTCCATAAAAGCACCGGGTGGCGCGACGGAGCCACCCGGCGAAGTTGGGGAGTTGATCCCTTACCAGGTCACGTTCTCGATCCATGCGACCATGCCGGAACGCCGCATCGCCCAATTCATGTCGAGCAGCATGCGGACGCCGATGGACGCGGTCTGCCAGAGCGAGCGAACCGGCGCGGCAACGGTGGCTGGCGTGCCAGGCGTGCCGATCGGCAGCGGGGTCGTGTCCTCTTCATGGATCGTCGCCTGATCGGAGACGTCGTATTCCGGCATGTCACCTGTCGCCGAGGAGAAGTCGGCGGCATCGACGGCAATCACCGTATCGAGCGGGACCGTCGGCGAGACGATGAACCGCACGCCGAGACGGCGGCCTGCCTCGTCGGTCGAGCCGAACATGAATTCGCCCGTCGTGGTCTGCTGGAAGGCAATGGAGATTGCCTGCGACGGGTTGATCAGGATCGCGATGTTGCGCCCGCCACGGTTGGAGGTGATAGCGGTCACCAGTGCCTTCAGGTCGGCGATCATCGCCAGCGCGTCGGCCTCGGCGGATGCCGGCAATGCGGCGACGCCGTTGAGCAGACCTGCGGGGCGGATGGTGGTCGCCGGATTCGCGTCGATCAGCGTTGCGTCGACCGTTGCGGCGGTGTCCTCGGCCATGGCCTCGCGGATGACGCCCTCGATTGCGGGTGTCGAATGCGCGGCCAGCTCGCGGGTGAACGTCGAGATGACGCCGAGTTTCTTCGGCGTCAGGGTGACCGAGGTGAAGCCCAGCCTGCGGACGGGGATCGGTTCGCCTTCACCCACCCATGCGCCGGAGACGTTCGGCGTCGCCGCGCGTGCGGGGATCTTGATCGAGCCGTTGCGGCCGAAGGTGAAGCGCGTGCCCATCCCCGACAGTGCCGGATAGATGGCATCGCGCGGCAGCAGATCGAGATAGTCGCCGATGGCCTGCTGCACCAGTTCCTGCGCCCACGTCGGAACGTCGGTCTTCGCCGGATTGACGGCGGCGCGGACCATGATCTGCACCGCCTCGTCGTGCGGGTAGATGGCCCGCAGGATGGTGTCCGGTGACTGCTTGTGGATGTGTGCCAGGAATTGCACGACCGCGCCCCGAATGAGCAGGTCGCGCGGCTGGGTCTTTTTCGCCGGGACGGCGTAGGGCCGCTTGTCGGGCAGGGAGGCCTGCTTCGTTTCCGGCTGCTGTTCGACGGTGCGGACGGCAATCGCCTGTTCGATCCGCTGGTCCCGTTCGAGCCCTGCCTCCAGATCGGCGATCTGGTCCGGCAGTTCGGCCATGAGAGCGGTCTGCTCGTCGTCCGGTTCGTCGATGTTCGACAGTTCGACGAGCTGATCCTTCATGGCGTTGATGCGTTTTTGCGCGTCCTCAATGCGCTTTGCGAGTTTTGACATGGTGGTATTCCCGGTCTTGTCGGGTTCGCGACGGGCGAGCTTGCCGGGTGAGGCTGCCGGGGCGGGCAGTGGCGCTCGGGCGATCTTGCCGCGCAACTGCTCACGGATATCGGCAGGAAGTTCGAAGGATTTTCCGACCTGGAGCGCGTTCGGATTCGCCGGGACGGCGACGAGCGAGCACTCGACGAGCTTGCTCTTCAGGTAGCGAAACGGTCCCCAGTCGGGATCGGCCTTGGCATCGAGGGGCTCGGCCTCCATCGGATAGAAGCCGACCGACACCGCGCGCAAGATCCGCTGCTGCACGAGGCGTCGTATCTCGTCGACGAGCCTGCTGGTGCCTTCAGCGGCGAGCCGCAAACGGCCAAGGAGCCGTCCCTTCTCGACGCGCACGTTTTCCCATTCGCCGACGATGGCGGACTGGTTGTGGTTGAAGAGGGCGATGGGGTTGTTCTTGAATTCGCCGAGATCCCAGCCGTCCACCGCGATCACGTCGCCATAGCGGTCGACCGTCTCGTCGGAGAGAACGTATTCGAGCGGATCGTTCTCCGATTGCCGTGCGGTGCGGTAGATCAGGCCTTCCATGGCAGCCAAGTCCTGAATTGACTTGGCCAGCCCATTTACACCTTAGCGGCGTAACATGTCCGTTACAGCAGCTCGGCGCGCCGCCAGCGATTTCAGCCGCACGACGGTTTCGTAAGAGGGGCGGGATGTCTCGCCGTTGGCGATCCGCCATACCGTCATGCGCGAGAGGCCCGTTTCGCGGGCGATCTCGGAAGGCCCCATGCCTTGGCTTTCAAGCCCCGCGATGATGGCGGCGAATTCGTCGGCTGTCATAAACCCCGATTATAGCAGCGAAATCCTGTCAAGAACAAAAGGGGCAGCCTTGCGCCGCCCCTCATGATATTTTTATAGCCTTCCTCCCTCTTGAATGCCCCGCCTATTCGCGGGGCCTTTTTAACGGCCAGTGCTCATCAACACCGCGACACGGTTCCAACGCCGGATCGCCCGAGGGCACGCCGTTGGCCTCGGCCATCTCGCGATAACTGCGATAGAGCGGCACGTCCGAGCGGACGCCGCGCGGGTCGTAGCGGCCCGCGATGATCGCCAGCCGGATCCCGAGATTGTGCTCGGCACCGCGCAAAAGAAAACCGGCACAAGTGGCCGGTTTTTCTTTTCCTGACATGTGGCAGGCGAAGGTGTTGTTCGCCATGTCGTAGGCGGTAGAGGCCGAGCGCCGGAAGGCCTCGGGCGGAAAGACGCCCGTCGGCAGATCGCTGCGCCATGGACATTGCTCGCACGGCTCGCGGCGATGCGCGAGTTTGTCGGCGTCGCTCGTCGTCAGCGATACCACCTGATGCTCGCCGTCGCCGCAATCGAAAACATCAGTTTGTTTTACCTTGCGCACCATTCGGCTCATCGCTCCAGTTTGACGCCATAGGCTTCTTCCAAGCCGCGAAGTGCCCTTTCGTGATCCCGCCAGATCTGGCCCTTCGCATAGGCCGCTCTATCGGCGCGATCCTGCGCGAAGAAATAGACGGCGATGGCGGCGACGATTACGGCGCATATGCAGATGATTACTTTCATGCTCGGCCCTCCGCCATGACCGCGAGGATCGACATCTCGGATTCGGTGAATGTCATCTCGATATCGCAGCCGTCGCTGGCGGCGTTGAAGATGACCTCGGCCTCGATGAAGTCCGCGCCGTCGTCGCCGCCGAAGGTGGCGCGTTTCGTGTCCCACCATTCGTCGAAGGGGAGCGTCTCGGGATTACACTCGACGGCGTAGACCACGAAGGCCTTCTCGCCCTCCGGCAGGATGGCATTGTGCATCAGGTAGACGCCCTGATCGCCGACGACCCAGAAGCCTTGGCCGTTCTCTTGGCCCCACAGCGATTGGTGCCCGTTCGGCCATTTCGCGAAGGCGTCGTCGACCAGCTTTTTCAGGTCGGCGTTGGGGAAGGTGAGTTTCATGATGGGTTGCTGTCCTCTGTGGTTGGGATTGGTGGTTCGGTCGTTTCCTCGGCGGCTTTCCGCTTCGCTCGGTGCCATCGCCATAGGGCGATCAGAGCGGCGGGCGGGAAGATCGCCCACAACACGATGAAGATGAAAAAGCGCTTCATTTGTCCTCTGTTGGGATGGGTGGCTGGTATTTCGCCTCGACCAAAAAGCCGAGTGCCTGCGACCAGCGATAGGCGGCTTCCGAAGCCTCGGCCTCCGTTTTGAAACGCATGACGGTATTGCCGGTCATCCACCTGAACCGCTCCAGCTGCTCGATGCGTTCGGCAATCGGCACCGCCTTTCCGGCGCACCAGAGCGGTACGGTGACGATCCAGTTCATGGGATTTCCCTTCTGCCGCTTTCGATTAGCCTCATGTGAAAGCTGCCGGTGCGACGCAGTTCCTTCGCAACGTCGTCCAGACTCTCGGCGAAACTCTCTTGTCCGTCGGCGCGCATCTGTGCGGCCAGTTCCTCGTATTTGCCTGCGTCATGGAGTAGTTGTCTCGCAATCCGCTTTGCAAGGTCATCTTTCTTCATGTGTTGCCCGCCTCGATGGAGTTTGCGTGCTTCTCGGTTTGTTCAAACTTGGCGAAGGCGATGCCGGTATCGCCGACCAGAAACAGTTGGCCGAAGCGGCTGGAGTCGACGATGCGGATGGCGTGGCCATTGACGACCGAAACCGTCATCTCGTCGAAGTGGTCCTTGATGCGGCGATTATATTCATCGACGCCGACCTGTTCGATCAGCGCGAGGCGGGCTGCGGGATCATTCCAGTTCATGTTTTGTACTCCGAATTAGTAATCCATATTTGGGCCAAACACTGTCACGACCGCTTTCCCTTCACAGGGTCGGCATTTCCATTAAGGAAGGGTGGGCCAAGCTCCCAAAGGCCGTTCTTGATAGCGGTTTCAACGGCGAAAGCCGCTGCTCCATCTGGCAGCATGGCAAATCTGTAACAGAGGTTCTCGTGGATATATCGGCGCACGAATGCATCCATCTGGTGACGACCTGATGCAATCGCGGCTATGTCCTCTTCGGACAAAGTTGGAAGCACAAACCTGTCGGCGACATAGACGCAGAACTGATCACCGCTCCGTCGTCCGCTGGCGTGGCTTTGGAGGCGCGTGTAAAGACCGTGCGGTGTATTTCGACGGACTGTCTCCGCTGTTATCCCCCGACCTGACATGCCCACATAGATAAAGCGGCCATCTTTATGCCAGATCGTGTATACGCCTGCGCCGAATGTCGGCAGGGCGCTGTTCGGCCAATCGGCAAATAAGTGAACGGGGCCGCAGGATAGATCGTGCGCAAGTTGGGCTGTCAGAGTCATTCCGGCACCACCAGACTTTTTTCGGCCATCTTCGTCAGCGGCTTGACCGGGTAGCGGGTAAGCATGCCGTTGTCCTGCCGCCAGCCTTTGAGGCGGATGCCTTGCGCGGCGAAACAGTCGGACGCGTCGTCGATCAGGCTGAATTGGTTCGAAGCGCCATAAGCCATGATCTGGTTCGCGTCGGAATCGCGCAAGCGCATCCGGCAGACCGCCTTGGCCTTCTCCAGCCGCATGGGCGTCAACTTCCCTTCCATCGCGGCGAATTCGGCTTTGCCCGTCATGCATCCGGCGAGCGGAAGGGCGGCGAGAACGCTGAGAATGATTTTCATCATCGGTTAGTTGCTTTCGATTTCAAATCCGCGCGAGCGGTAGTGGCGGCAGAGAAGGAAGGCCGCGAAGGGCGACACAATCACAATGTTCGCCATGGCCAGCATGAGTAGCGCCAATGGCCAGAAACCCATTGTGAGAGCGAGCAGGATCAAAAAAATTACCCAATGGACGAACAAGAGCGCGAAAAACGTCGGCCATGCGCCCTTCAGCAGGAAGTAGAACGGGCCTAGCAGCGCCGAGCCGAGGAATGCCGTGAAACCGCTTACCTTCCTGCGGTGCCCGTTATGGCGATTGACGAAAGTTGCCATCTATTTTCCCTAATTCAGCTGTGCCCCAGAGGCCAAAGCGGCGACGATGTCATTCCAGTCGTCGCTGTCGGCTATGGTGTCGAGATATTCCAGATGCTCGTTGAGGCGGTGCATGCGGAACCGCCTGCTCTCGGGGAATTCCCGTTCGCCGGGATCCGCATAGTCGATGAAGATCTGCAGGCGGCGCTGCTCGTCCAGAAAGGATGGGCAGATGTCGTTGTGCCAAGAGCTATCCACAAAGCCAGCCGGGATGGCTGGCAGCGTGGCCGGATCGAAGTCCGGAAATTCCTGCTGAAACAATGGGTTGGTCATTTGTAGGTTTCCTTAAGCAGCTTGCGGGCGACAACGCCCATGTCGATGTAGGTAGCTTTCCCACCGCGAACGTCGCGCTCGACGGTCTTGCCCTCGGCAAGCCAGAGGCGCTCGTGCGGCGTGAAGAGTTCATCCATTTCGGCGGGAAGGTACTGGAGCACATGTTCCTGCGGGTGTTTGCCGCCGATCTCGGTATAAAGCAGGTAGGTGATCATGGTCGTAATCGCGTTCTCGTTGGTGCCTTGCCCATCAGGCAAGGTTCATATATACAATCAGAGAGCGAGTTACAACGATTGTATATACGATTTAACGATGAAAAGAGCCGATTACCGCAGTATTTCCGACCGTATTGTTCTGCCTTTGCCAGAAGGGATGCGCGACGCAATTGATCAGGCGCGCCTGGACGGCGAGAACCGCGTCGCCTTCATCCGCACCGCCATCGAAAACGAGCTGGCACGCCGTGCCCGTAAGGAAAGGCGAACCGGATGAAGGTCGGGATGAAAGGCGACGCGCTGATTTTCGATTTCCAGTCAGGCCCGGCGCGTAAATGCGGTGATTGTTCGCTGTGCTGCAAATTGCTGCCTGTGCGCGAACTGGCCAAGCGCGGCGGCAGCCGTTGCCGGTTCCAGCGCCATGGCAAGGGCTGCACGATCTATCATCGCGCCGACAAGGGCTTCCCGCCGCCGTGCGGCCTGTGGTCCTGCGTCTGGCTTGCCGACCCCGAGGACGCCGGAGCGATGAGGCGACCCGACCACGCCCATTACGTCGTCGACCCGCTGCCGGATTTCATCGTCATCCAGACCGAAGGGCAACCCGACCAGCGCGTCAATGTCGTGCAGGTCTGGCTCCACCCGGCCCATCCCGACGCGCATCGCGATCCGGGCCTGCGCGCCTATCTCGCCCTGCGTGGCGCTCGCGATGGTTTCGCGGCGCTGATCCGGCTGAACGAGAGCGACGGCTGGGTGCTGTTTCCGCCAGCCCTTTCACCGGATGGTCAATGGCACGAGCGCGGCTCGCGCAAGAGGCCGGAGGATAACGACGTGGTCGTCTCCCGAACGCCAATGGAGGTCTACCGCTAAAAGGACGCCGCACAAGTCATCAAGGGTGCGCAGGAAAACTTCGCGAGCATGAACAGCGTCGCGGCTGCATTTGGTAATTCAAAGAGAAAGGACAAGCCATGACGGCTCTTAACCAAGCGATCAAAACGAGATCCCGCGCCCCACAAAGCAACACGCGCTCGCCGAGTAAGCGTGAATTAGAAATCAGCGCCACCGTCGGCCAGAACATCAGGACGCTCAGGGCGATGACCGGCATGTCACAGATGACCCTAGCTGAAAAGCTGGGGATCACGTTCCAGCAAGTGCAGAAATATGAGAAGGGAACAAATCGCGTCAGCGCCCCGAAACTTGTTCTGATGGCGGAAATCTTCAAGACGCCGATTTCGACGTTCTTTTCCAATATCGAATTGTTGCCGTCGAAAGACGGCGGCGTGACCTTGCCGACCTTCGGGAAAGATGGGATGCGCGCCGCACGGCTATTCGAGGTGTTGCCTCCGAAGATACAGGGTGCGGCCCTGCGGGTCTTGCAGTCGCTCTCCGAGGGCAATGGTGAGTGAAATGAAGGCGGGCACCACCAGCGGGCTCGACATCTATGTCGTCTGTAAGAATCCCTCGGACTTTCCGGGCAAGTACACCTGCCGTTGCCAGACCATCTATCGTGGCGGCGACGGCGGCACCGAGATCTCGGCGGAGGGCTGGTCGCAGACCGCATCGAGGCCATTCGCGCCGAGATGCAGAAACGCGGGTTGTACCGATTACCGCGTTTCCCGAGCGACGATCCCACCATCGTCGAATGCTGGCTTTAAGCCGCATTTCCGCGCCAAGGCCGGGTCGCGGCGAGTCTGAAAACCGCCATATTGCCCCACAGGCACATTTTGTGCCTGTGGGGGCGATGGTAGGACCCGACAGGTGGCGAAATCGCGTCTGTGGCCGCCTGTGGCCGAAAGCGCAGATTTTCAAGCCACCAGCGAGTCCAGTTCCAGCTCGGTTTCCGTCTGCAGGCGGCAGGCCGCCACCGCCATCACCGCCGCGACGCCCGCGTCGATCCTGCCGAACGACTTTGCCTTGGTCAGCTTGCGGTTCCCGGCGGCGTCGCGGTCGACCACGGCGTTGGACACGCACCAGCGCAGCACCGGGTGGCCGCCGTGGACGAGCCGACCCTGGACGGCAAGTTCCTCGAAGATCTCGATGGCGGGCGACATCGACTTGTAGCCTTGGCCGAATGGCGACAGCGGCACCAGCACGCCCATGCGGGCGAACGACTGCTTCAGGACGTCGATGCGCCACTGGTCGTAGTTGACCTTGGCAAACAGGATCTTCGACGAAAGCTCGCCGACGTCGGCGGCGAGGAAGTCGTAGTCAAGCACCTGTCCCGGCACCGGGATCAGGAACGAGCGGTCGGCCCAAACGCGGTAGGGCGCGCGGTCGCGCAGGCCCCGTTCGTCGATCGTATCGCCTGGCGTCCAGATGCGCGGGAACAGGTGGACGTTGCCGTGGTCGTCGTTGACCGCCATGACCAGCGCCGAGAGGTCGGTGCGCGCCGACAGGTCGAGCCCGCCATAGACCGGCCTGCCATCGTAGAGCAGATCCTCGACGAGTTCCCGGTTGCCGCGGATCCAGACGTTCGGCGACAGGAAAGGGGCCTTCGCCTGGACGCGCTGGTTCAGGTAGAGGTTTCTTAGGCGCGATTCCAGCGACGGCACCTTTTCGGCCCGCTTCATGGCGGCGCGGAATTCGTCGATGTCGCGGTAGTCGCCGAGCGCCGGGTTTGCCTTCTTCCATTGTTTTTCGTCGAGCAGGTCGCAGCCGGGGTCGGCGGCGTAGAGGTGGACGGTAAAGGTGTCGTCCTCGATCTCGCCCGCGCGGATCTTCAGCCCGTAGTCTATCAGCTCCGACAGGATATGGTCGTCGGCCGGCGCTTGCGTCGAGATGATCATCATCAACGGCTCGACCTGCGCGCCGAGCGAGGTCATAAGCACGTCGTAGAGCGCGGCGTTCTTCGCCTGCGCCAGTTCATCATAGACGACCAGGTCGAGGCCTTCGCCGAACTGGCCACCGGCTTCCGCCGCGATGGCCGAGTAGAACGAGCCGTCGCGGCGGTGGGTGACGTGCTTGGTCGACTCCACCAGCTTCAGCCGCTTCATCAGCACCGGGTTCATGCGGATCATCTTGGCGACGAAGCGGTAGACGATCCCGGCCTGCTTGCGGGTGGTGGCGGCGGACGCGATCACCGAGTTCGGCCTTTTGAACGGGCCGACCAGGTGCAGGAGGATGATGACCGCAGCGAGCAGCGTCTTGCCGTTGCGCCTGCCGACCGAAAAGATCGCCTGCCTGCGCTTGCGCAGCCCGTCCTTGTCGCGGGGATTGTAGACGTCGCGGATGAATTCGATCTGCGGCTTCGACAGCCTGAGCGGCTTTCCGACGTGTTTCCCCGCCGGGACGATCAGCGAATGTGCGAACGCAATCGCCCTGCCGGACGGCAGGTTCCAGTCCTTTTTCGGCACGTTGCGGCGCTGCATGAGCTGGCGCAATTCGGGCGTCAGGCTGCTCGCAGATTTATCAGCGAGTGCCGCTTGCTTGTCGATAAACACAATCCTATGTCCACAACCGCAACACGAAACGGAGACTTCAAATGATTGTTTTTGAAATCGTAGGTGGTGGCGACGAGTCCAACGAGACCCACGACACCGCACCAGATTCCATCGTCGATTTCGCCGAGGCGGAGGACGCCGTGAAGGGCAAGCGCCGCAAGAGCGGCACGCTGCGCTTCCCGCCGCCGGTCGACCTCGACGAGGTCATCCCGCCCTTGCCCGACGGCATCAAGGCGATCCCCGGCGGCATCGAGTATCCCGACGGCACGCAGGTCACCGAGGCGACCGCCAGCGCCGAGGAGGCGAAGCCCGCCAAGCAGCGCAAGGCGAAAGAGCCGAAGGAACCGAAGGCGAAGAAGGCGAAGGCCGAAAAGCCCGCCAAGGCACCGCGCGAAAACAAGACCGACACGCTGGTGCTGATGCTCTTGGACGACAAGGGTGCCACCACCGAGGAGGTCGCCAAGGCCTTCGGCTGGCTGGCGCACACGACCCGCGCCGCCATCTCGACGCTGCCGAAGAAGAAACAGTTCCCCGAGGGCCACGTCCTTTCCAAGGAGAAGGTCGAGGAGCGCGGTCTGGTCTACCGCATCACGCCGGTCAAGGCCGAATAGCGCCAGCCGCAGCATCGTCGAACGAAGGCCCGCCATCCAAGCGGGCCTTTTCTCCTGTGAAGTCCTGCCAGCGCCTGACCGCCACGTCGACATAGGCCGGGTTGATTTCGAGGCAGTAGGCGACCCGCGCCTCTATCTCGGCGGCGATCATCGTCGTGCCCGAGCCGACGAAGGGATCGTAGACCGCCTGACCGGCGGAAGAATTGTTCTGCATCGGGCGGCGCATCGCCTCGACCGGCTTCTGCGTCGAATGGCCATGGCCGGAGTCCTCGCGCGCCGGGATCGTCCACAGAGTCGATTGCGAGCGGTCGCCGCACCAGTTGCCCTTCTTGCGGACGGCGTACCAGCACGGCTCGTGCTGCCAGTGATAATCGCCGCGCGACAGCGCGAAGCGGTCCTTCGCCCAGATGATCTGTGAGCGGATCTCGAAGCCGGAGGCCTCCAGTGACCGCTGCACCTCGGATGCGTATTTCCCGGCGTGCCAGACGTAGGCGACCGGGCCGGGAAAGAGGTCGTAGGCCTGCCGCCAGTCGGCGCGCTCGTCGTTGACCACTTCGCCCATCTTCAGCCTGTTGCGGTTCACACCCGCCTCGGCGCGCCAGTGCGGATCGTAGTCGACGCCATAGGGCGGGTCGGTCACCATCAGGTTCGGTTTCACACCGCCAAGCAGCCGCTCGACGTCCGCCGCCTTCGTGGCGTCGCCGCACAGCAGCCGGTGGGCTCCGCAGATCCAGAGATCGCCGGGTTTCGACGTCAGGACGTCGGGCAGGGGCGGGGCCTCGTCGGGATCGGTAAGCCCCGGATTGCCGGTGAGCCGCCCGAGCCTGCGCAGCTCCTGCTCGGAAAAGCCGATCAGCGCCGCCATGTCCGGCAACGTTTCGAGTTCGGCCGCAAGCAGCTTCACGTCCCATCCGGCATTCAGTGCGAGCTGGTTGTCGGCGAGCCGGTAGGCCCTGATCTGCTTCGGCGTCCAGCCCTTGGCGACCATCACCGGCACCAGTTCCAGGCCCATCTCTTGTGCCGCGAGGGCGCGGCCATGTCCGGCGATCAGCTCGCCAGCCTCGTCGACCAAGAGCGGGATGGTGAAGCCGAATTCGCGGATCGACGCGGCGATCTGCGCCACCTGCTCCGGCGAATGCGTGCGGGCGTTTTTGTCGTAGTGCTTCAGGCTGGCGAGCGGCCTGCGCTCGACCGCGTCGGCGGGCCACGGCAGGTTCATCTCACTCTCCCAAGAGCAGCGTTATCGGGTCGGTGTCCCAGCGTTCGGGGTGTGCCAGGCGCGCCCGACCGGCGGGCGTCAGGCCGAGTTCTGCGCCCGACTGCATCATCAACTTGGCGGCATTGTTCATGACCACGAGCAGGGGATTGCGGATCGGCCCATGCGGGCTCTGGACGAGCAGGCCGGTCATGTCGAGCTTCTCGCGCGCCTGCCGGAACGTTGCCCAGTTCACCGCGAACGTCTCCAAAGCCGCTTCATCCGCCCGCGTCAGCACCCCCTCCGGCAACGAACTGACGGTGTCCAGCCATAACTCCTCGGCCAGCTCGTTCATCCCCGGAGGCATCCTCGGATGCCCCAAACCTTGCGGTTCGTCGTGAATCCGGTGCACGCCGACCTTCGAGCGGTTGCCCTCGGCGATTTTGATGATCTTCGACTTCGGTTTCGGTCCTCTCGGCATTTTTGGAAGCCTTTTCAGGATGATCGATCGAAAAGATAATCCAAAAAATAAATAGCCGGAAATTGTAACGAGGCTACCGCCGCGCCTCCGGGCTCCGTGCGGGGGCTTTTGGGGCCTCCCCCCGCCGGAGGGTACCCGCCCGCAGCGCCTTGCAACGGTTGGCTTCGTCGATCGTGACGCGCGCACACTTCTTCATAGTAGGTAACAGAGGACGCTCCGGAATCTGGTTCGCCGAGTCCCCGACCGATGCCGGCGCAAACGCCAGCGGAAATGACCTTGCCGCACATCCTGCACCTCAGTAGTGTCCGCAACTATAGGGGGACTCGGATGTCGTATTTCTCGGACACGAAGGGCTGCACGCTCGTCAACAACTTCACACTGCACTATCCCGACAAGCTGTCGAGCGGGCGTCCGTTTACGAGCACTTGCGTGCCGCAAGGAATATGGGTGGATCTCCACGACATCGAGATCATCCATACGATCGACTGGCAGCACGGGGGATTTGAGAAGCAGGCTCCCGGAAACCCCGAATTCAAGGTGCAGTCCAGGCTGATTGCAAAAGGCACTTTCAAGGACACGATCACGGTCTTCCGTGTGCCTGAAGGGCGCGTCGCTTCCTTCCGGGAGCTCGACGTGCAGATCAAGCCGATCAAGAAGGGCGCGGTCGGTGGCGAAACGAAGTCCACCACGCTCGACGGTGTGGGCTACTCCGGCATGACCTCAAGGACAGTCCCTGACGAAGGGCTGATGGCAGGCGATCCAGGCACGCTGCTCTACGTAGATCCGACCAAGGATGAATGGCCTTCTGATCACGACAAACCGTACCTGCAGCTTGAGGGGTACATCGACGAGGCGGAGTTCGCGAGCCTGCTGCAGCGCATGGCCATGACGTCCGCCCCGATCCGCAGCGGCGTTCTGCGTATGGTGGCCGAACTCTTTCAGCATGAGGTCGATGCAAGCCTGTCGGAGCCATATCACCCGCACGATTACGGCATGCTCCTTCGCGGAGACGACAAGACCTACGGCATCACCCGGGCGCGGTCCGAGACTGTGTCGGTGGCGTATAAGCCCATCATGCTGCAGCCTGAACCGGACGAATACGATGCAGCGGTAGATGAAGCGGCCGCGCCGATATCGATGGACAACCTGCCGCCGGATATCGTCTCCAAGATAAGCAAGGACATGCTCGTCTCCATCGAGAAACGCCTGAAGACCATCTCCACGGTGCTTTGCTTCGGGCTGGGGATCATCGTCGCCGTGCTGCTCTTGAGGTAACCCATGAAGGACAAGATTGCATCCGCTGCGCAGAATCTCGCGTGTGCAGCGAAGGCCAGGCCAGAAGAAAGCAAGTGGTCGCTCATCGGCGCGGCTGTGGGTGCGATCCTCGGCCTCATCATTGGGGGCATTGGTGTCACGGCCATGGGTGGAGCGATTGGTGTGCCTGCGACAGTCGTCTTGGCTGTGGTCGGCGGCGTGTTGGGCAATAGGTACGGTATCTCGAAGGATAGGCCAGTTCGATGAAATTGCGCATGAGAACCGCCCGGGGACTCTTCATTGGATTTCTGGCGCTAGGATCCGGCACGGGGGCTGTAGTCGCAATCGACGTGCCGCCGAATGCCCACCTGGATTACACCGGCCGATCATGGGACTGCGACAGAGGGTTCAGGAGAAGCGGCAACGGCTGTGCGGCAGTCCAGCTCCCCGCGAATGCTGAGCTCGACTATACAGGTCACTCATGGACATGTAACCGCGGATTTCGGCAGCAGGGGCAAATCTGTATCGTGGTCACTATTCCTCAGGACGCCCAGCTCGATTACACGGGGCATTCTTGGACGTGCAATCGAGGCTTCCGGCAGCAGGCGCAGAGCTGCGTCCCGGTTCAAATCCCTTCAAACGCATCGCTCGACTACACGGGGCACTCATGGACATGTAACCGCGGTTTCTTTCAGCAAGGTCAGGTTTGCGTGCCGGTGAGCCTGCCGGAGAACGCCGAGCTGGATTTCAACGGGCACAGTTGGAAATGCAGCTATGGCTTCCGGCGGGTCGGCAATGCATGCGAGACGTTCAAGGTGCCAGAAAATGCGCACATCGATTTTACTGGCAACAATTTCGCGTGTGTCCAGAACTACAAACGCGTCGGCGACAAGTGCGAGCCGATGACACAGGCCGAGATCCAGTACCAGAACTACCTGATGATGCTTGCGATGCAGTGTGGCGGCACGAAGTCGGTTGAGGTCGAAGGAACCTGTGGCAGCGACAGCGTCAGCGGCGAGATCGACGTGTGCCAAGGATCAAAGGAAGCATCTGGAGAGCTGGAGTTCGACAATGGTCTGACGACCAAGTTCGAGGGCACATGGACGTCGGCCGACGAGTTCGAAGGCACTGACGGCTTCGGGAATAGCTGCGATCTGGAGGTGGATTGATGGCCGACAACATCATTCCGTTCAGAAAGCGCAAAAGGCCTAAACCGATCAAGCGGCCCAAACAAAATCCGTCATCTCCGAAAGCTTTAATCGCCGTTCTAGGTGTCGCTGCGGCGCTGGCATTCGTTTACACGGATTTCTCGCTCCCAGGTTCGACTGCACAGGCCTCATCGTTCGCTCGTTGCGGCATCATCAAGAGAGACTGTGTGGTCGACGGTGACACCCTCTACGTCGCCAGCGAGAAAATCCGCGTCGCCGACATCGATACGCCAGAGATCAGCGAGCCGAAGTGTGCATCGGAAAAAGCTCTCGGCGAGCGGGCGACTGAGCGGTTCATTGAGCTCGTCAATTTGGGACCATTCGAACTGCGCGCATGGGAAGGGCGGGACGAAGACCAATACGGCAGGAAATTGCGTGTACTCGTGCGCGACGGGCGCAGCCTCGGTGACCTGCTGGTCGAGGAGGGACTTGCGCGCACCTGGTCAGGTCGTAGGGAGCCGTGGTGTTGATACCTCGCCCGGCGGCAAAGACTGGCCGATCACGATGCCGCACTGTATACCGTCGCATCATCCGCCCCCTCTCGTATCCCCTTGAATGACATTGCCGTAGACGACTCCAACGACAGCCAGGACGGCGAGAGGGCCAGCGAGCCAGCTATACAGTTTGGACACGGAGGGTGTATCGTACTCCTGATGGTTGAATTAAGGGGGTCTGAAATGGAGAAGACAGCAGCAGCAGTCGCTGTATGGACACCCAACGACTGGTCTCAGATTCAGGCTTCAAGCGCTTGCCTCGAGTTCGAGACATTCTTCAGATCGAGCGTGTCGATCATAACTTCTTGAATTCGTAATCCGCCCATCGAAGAGATTTCCGGATTTCCGAAGCTTTCACGCCCTTCAGGGTTTCTTGGACAGCGGCAAGAGCTACCGAGAAGCTCGTTTTCAGCATCTCTGCCGCTTCCTGTTTTCTCCCGTCCTTCTCGTACATCCGGACGACTTTGTATTTCGCTAGACGTGACAGAGCATCGGCTTCGATCCTGCCACCTGCATCCACCTTCACGGTGAATAGCATCTCCCAATCTGTGATGTTGCCATAAGCCTGGTGCCGCAGGTTCTTCCTGCGCTGTTCGATGTCGACGCAAGTGCCGACTTTCAGAAGCTTCGCCGACCTGGATCCAGCGATGTAAATGTAGCCCTCTGTGTTATGGCGCTTCTGGTAGCCCAACTTGGCTGTGTCGCACTGTGCGCAATGACCTGACCGTGTCCGGAGACGGTGACCTTTCTCCTTGCAGGGCGTCCCGATGACAACCGTCTGACCTGCTGCCCGAACGCCAGCCTTCCATGCGGCGGATGATTGTCCGCGCCCATCGTATACGTCCGATGTAGTAAGGCTCTGAGACTTCAGAAATTCAAGCTCGTCCTTCGTCAACATGACGGGATCACTCTCCGATGGTGCTACCGTCCAACTCGTGTTCCCGCAGCACGCATGTTCCGTATTGAATCTTGGATGGGTCAGCCAAAACGGGCTGGCTGGCTTGACCAGTCTTCAAATTCACGACGAACCTTGGTTGCAAATCCGGACGGTTGGACCACTGCGCTTCCATCCTCTCGTTGGTGCGTACGAGTATCGTTTTTGTCGCCGCGAGGGAAGTTTTCCGATACTTGCCGCCTGCTTGCCGGAGTGCGTCGCCGTCAATTAGCCAACTCTCAGAACGGAAACCAGTGACGTGCTTAGGATCGGGGTAACGGCAGAACATGAATGTCGCAGCCTCGGCGTTTGCCTGCGACACGGTAATCAAAGTGCCCATGATCGCAACAGCGATTGTCCTCTTCATGCCTCACCCTCTATCGACAATACGCCCGTTGATGTACATCCAAAAGTTGGGCACGACAATTCGCCAACAATCTCTAGCCATTGATTTACTTTGTTGATCGAAGATAGTTGCAAGCAAGGGACTCAGGGGATCTGGAAATATGCAACCACAGCCCATCGATGCAGCCAAACACGCCGAAATGATCGGCAAGCCAGTCTTTGCAATTCTTCTCGTCGTGATCTATGGGATTTATCGCATCGTCCAGGAGGGCATATGGCCTGCAGGCTGGCCGAATGGCACGATCCTAGCTGCGGGCGGCATCCTGTCAGCGGTCGCGATATTCGCATACATGCGCACAATCGAAGGCGGCAGAGGGCGGAGCTTGGGCAAGGCGCTGTCGGCGTTCGGCGGACTGCTCCCATATGCGTACTCGCTGTACGTGATATTCCACGTCGGGCTCTGGTCCCTAGTTCAGCTTTTTACCGTCGGATTCGCGGTAACGGGATTGCTCGTGGGTGTCGTCGGCATTCTGCTCGGATACCGAATCCTAAAGACATTTTATGACATCACAGAACTTGGGAATGCTCGGCTCGCGTCCGAGAAAGCGTGAACTAATCGCTGCGCTCGACAATCTTGCCGTCGTTCGTGAAGTGACGCCTCGACCCCGTCTCGTAGGAACCGATAGCGGCTGTCGCAATCGGCACCTGGTTGGCGCGCAGAATTCATCGCATTCGGAAGCGATTCTTGAGTGCCAGCGCCAGCAGGAAGAGCAGAACGGCGCCACCGAGCGCCTCGACTGCGCTGATCGCACGAAAAATCCAATTGAACTGGAGGTGGTTGAGGGCATCTATAGCTTCCCTTCGCATTGGCAGGAAGGAAAGCAGGTTTAGCAAGGTCAATTGTGCCGCCGATCCGCACGGGAGAGGGATTCCAGCCATGCCGGATGAAGGAGAAATCTTGTTGGAGACGGGGAGCAGGGCCAGCGCGACGAAGCCGATGGCTGCGAGTGCGCCCATGCCCACAAGGGGGCGCATGAAGCTCGAGCCGTAACCGCTCAGCTTCTCATACGCGAAATTGAGTAGCCAGCCGAACGATAACGGCTTCATGAGCGCGCGGCGCACCCGCAGCTCTTGGCGGAAGAAAAACTGCTCATCCTCATGTTTCTTCAGCCGCTCCATTTCCAGCTTGAGTCGTTCATAAGCATAGAGGTTGGCCTGTTGATCCGTCTCCTCGTTGAAGGTCGCCGGCCACGTGACGCCGTCGAGTTCGGTAGCCTCGTGTAGCACCGCGCCCCGGAAATCGGGGACGCACTTCACGAATGTTGCGCCCCGGAAGCGGCTACCGGCCTCGAACCTAACGTTGGTAAAGGAGACCGGAGCCCCACGCCATAAGGTCCGATCGAACCACGCACGGTCCTTGAAGGTGGTTCCGCGGAACTCGGCGCTCGCACCGAAGACGGCATCGATAAAGACTGAACCGCCGTGGAAGATGGCGTTGATGAAGTCTACGTCACCTGTGAATTCTGCATGGGCGAAATCCGCTGACTCGGAAAATTTGGGTTCGACGAAGCGGACCGGGCCGAGCCGGGCACTCCCGAAATACACATGGCTGTTGAAATACATGTGCGAAAACACAGTATCGCCGGAAACCGTGCATTCGCGCATACTGAACTCGCCACGGACCTCGCCGGCAAACCCCAGCTGTCCTTCGACTTCCAAGTTGTCGAGATTGACATAATTAAACGTTTCCCCTCGAAAATTTCCGCGAACCTTTATCTTCGCGGAGACAAGTGACAGATCTTCGTCGAAGCTGGCCTTGGTGGCGTCGATGCCTCGCTCGAAGACGGACCTGTCGAAACGGGCGCCTGCGGGGAACTTGTAGCCTCCCAGGAACAACCTCCGCTCGAAAATCGTGTCGGAGAAATCCGCCAGCCGGGTGGAATCGGGAAGCTCGGCCTTGGCATTGCCCATACGCGACCGGAGTAGCGACGTGAGTTCGCCACGGATCGCTCGAAAAGTGACCAAGTCGGGATCGGCGGCGCTCGTCGATCCGCTGTTGCCGGCGTCCAGCCATCGCTGCCATTCGTTACGGTTGCGATCGAGCAGGTCACCGAGTTTTCCGGGTTCGGGCTCTCCATGCAAAGTCGCGAGACAGTAGTACACGTTCTCGTTCGCGCTCTTCAGCGCGCGCTCTGGCTCAGAATCATTGTCCGTCACTCTGCCCATCCTCCTCCTCCTCGACCTCACCCATAATACCTGGCGTGAATTCGCTTCCAAGCACCCCTGACTGACGGCACCTCTTCGTGACAGCCTCGCCGCGCCTGTATGTCCGCCTCCGGGCTCCGTGCGGGGGACTTTGGGACCGCCTCCCCGCCGGGATGCCGCCCCCAACGCTGACCGGCGCGGTTACGGGGACGGCTCCGCTCCGAGGCTGGGCGGGCAAGTCTCAAAGCATCAAGCTTCGTCCGGTCGCTCGATTCTTAATGAAATCAGCGCAGACTCCAACGGAGCGGTTTGTCGACATCGAGCGTCTTCCCTGAAGCGCGGTAGAAGCGAGCCGCGAGCGCCGGAAGGTCATCCGCAGTCGGCACTTCGATCGAAGCAATCGCGCGGCCATGGTCATGACCGAGAGCGACAACCCCAAGGACGCTACGTTCGCGGAGGGGTGAGCCCGGGGAGAAGCGACCAATCCGCTCATCTGATCGGGTGGTTCACATTTCTGCACAAAACATTTTCGGCCTCCTGATGCTGTGGCTGTCTTGTGAAAGCGGGGTAAGGCGGACATAAAGGACTCGGTACACGCATCGGGGGAACCGCATGAACCAACAGGCACTATCGGCATTCATCTGGTCTGTCGCGGATCTTCTTAGGGGGGACTATAGGCAGTCCGACTATGGCAAGGTAATTCTGCCGTTCACGGTGTTGCGCCGCATAGACTGCGTCCTGGAGCCGACCAAGGAAGCGGTGCTCGCCGAACATGCCGCCAAGACCGCAGCCGGGATCAATCCCGAGCCCTTCGTTCTTCGAAAGGCCGGACAGACCTTCTACAACGTCTCGAAGCTCGACATGCGGCTTCTGATGGGCGATCAGGACAACATTGCCGCCAACCTCTATGCCTATATCCAGGGTTTCTCGGCGGATGTCCGCGACATCTTCGAGCGATTCGAGTTTGCCACCCAGATTGATCGTCTGGCCAAGGCCAAGCTGCTCTATCAGGTGACCGAGAAATTTGCCCGGATCGACCTTCACCCGGGTAAAGTCAGCAACCATCAGATGGGCCTCGTTTTCGAGGAATTGATCCGCAAGTTCTCCGAACTGTCCAACGAGACCGCCGGGGAGCACTTCACACCCCGCGAGGTCATTCGGTTGATGGTCAACCTCCTGTTTGTTGAGGACGACGACATTCTGTCCAAGCCGGGCGTGGTGCGCACGATCTATGATCCCACCGCCGGGACAGGCGGGATGCTGTCGATTGCCGATGAATATCTCAGCGAGCACAACGACCAGGCCCGGCTTGTTATGCACGGGCAAGAACTGAACCCAGAGTCTTACGCGATCTGCAAGGCCGACATGCTGATCAAGGGACAGGATGTCAGCAACATAGTCTTCGGCAACACCCTGTCTGACGATGGCCACGCTGGTGCGAAGTTCGACTACATGCTCTCCAATCCGCCATTCGGGGTGGAGTGGAAGAAGGTTGAGAAGGAGATCCGGGCGGAACACGAGCAGAAGGGCTTCAAAGGGCGCTTCGGACCTGGGCTTCCCCGAGTATCCGATGGGTCGCTGCTGTTCCTACTACACCTGATCTCGAAGATGCGTCCCGCTGTCGATGGTGGCAGCCGGTTCGCCATCGTTCTCAATGGCTCCCCTCTGTTCACCGGCGGGGCTGGCAGCGGAGAAAGCGAGATCCGCCGCTATGTGCTGGAGAACGATCTCCTTGAAGCCATTGTCGCTCTGCCGACCGACATGTTCTACAACACGGGCATCGCCACCTATGTCTGGGTGCTGTCCAACCGCAAGCCGGACCACCGCAAGGGCAAGGTCCAACTGATCGACGCCTCATCCTTCTGGCAGAAGATGCGAAAGAGCCTCGGGTCCAAGCGCAAGGAAATGGGAAACCCCGACATTGGCTCCGTCACCAGGCTGTTCGGCAGCTTCTCCGAAGCCCAGATTGCCACTGTACTGGATGCCGGGGGCAAGGAGATTGGACGCGAGATCGTGGTTAATGGTGAGAAGCCCCCGGCTGCCTGCGAGGGCGGCAAGGTGAAGCTCGAGCCACTGTCGCGCATCTTCCCCAACGAGGCTTTCGGCTATCGCACGATCACCGTCGAGCGTCCCCTGAGGGACGACAAGGGCAATATTGTCGTCGGCACCAAGGGCAAGGCAAAGGGCAAGGCACAAACTGACAGCTCACTCCGCGACACCGAAAAAGTGCCGCTTGGCGAGGAGGTCATGACGTATTTCGCTCGCGAGGTATTGCCGCACGTTCCGGATGCCTGGATTGACCACGACAAGACGAAGGTGGGCTATGAGATCCCATTCAACCGCCACTTCTACGTCTTCGAGCCGCCACGAGCGCTGGCAGAGATCGATGCCGAACTGAAACACGTCACCGGACGCATTCTCAGCTTGATCGCGGAACTGTCCGCATGAGCTTCACTCAGCATTCCAGGTACAAGAGCAGCAACGTTGATGGACTCGAAGAGGTGCCAGAGCATTGGCGCTTGTCGCGCCTTGGTTTTGCCAGTTGGGTACGCGCGCGTCTTGGATGGAAGGGATTGAAGGCCGACGAGTATGTGGACGATGGCTATGTATTTCTCGCCACGCCCAACATCAAGGGCAGGGAAATAGACTTCGAGAATGTAAACTACATCGATCAGATCCGTTACGATGAATCACCTGAGATCGCTCTCGGGCTGGGAGATGTTCTCCTTGCAAAAGACGGATCAACCTTAGGCACTGTCAATGTCGTCCGTTGCTTGCCTAGACCCGCGACAGTCAATAGCTCGATTGCGGTGATTACGCCGCGCGCTGATCTCAGCGGCATGTACTTGTTCTATTTGTTTCAGAGTTCGTACATGCAAGCGACCATCCAAAGAATTAAAGGGGGAATGGGCGTTCCCCATTTATTTCAGGAGGACCTCAACAAGTTTCACATTCCACTTCCCCCGCTGCCCGAGCAAATCGCCATTGCCTCCTTTCTTGACCGCGAGACCGGTAAGATCGATGCGCTGGTGGAGGAGCAGAAGCGGTTGATCGAACTGCTGAAGGAAAAGCGCCAGGCCGTCATCTCCCAGGCGGTCACCAAGGGTCTCAACTCAGAGAGCCCAATGAAAGTCACGCGTATTGATTGGCTCCAACAAGTGCCACGACACTGGTCTTTATCGCGCCTTGGTTTTGCCACTTGGGTACGAGCACGTCTTGGATGGAAGGGGCTGAAGGCCGATGAGTATGTGAACGAGGGCTATGTATTTCTCGCCACGCCCAATATCAAAGGCCGGGAAATTGATTTCGACAATGTGAACTACATCGATCAATCTCGTTATGAGGAATCTCCTGAGATTGCTCTCCAGGTGGGAGACGTTCTTCTAGCAAAAGACGGATCAACGCTCGGGACTGTCAACGTCGTTCGCTGTTTGCCGCGCCCAGCGACAGTCAACAGCTCGATTGCCGTAATTACGCCTGGCGACGGGCTCTCCGGGGTGTACTTGTTCTATCTGTTCCAAAGTTCGTACATGCAGGCGACCATCCAAAGAATTAAGGGGGGAATGGGCGTCCCACATCTATTCCAGGAAGACCTCAATAAATTCCACATCCCCCTTCCTCCCCTACCCGAGCAAGTCGCTATTGCTGACTTCCTTGACCGCGAGACAGAGAAACTTGACCTCTTGGCGGCACAAGTCGAGACGGCGATTGCAAAGCTCCAGGAGCGTCGCGCCGCGTTAATTTCCGCAGCAGTTAACGGCAAGATCGATGTCCGAAACCTTGTCGGAGCCCGGGAGGCTGCTGAATGACCCCCTTTAAGTTGCCTGACGTTGCTGCAATGGATGCTGAGGGAAGGGCGAATCTGCGCAAGAACGCGGAGCGACTTCTCAGAAGTGGAAGCCCAACGGAGAAGTCTAGGGCGCAAGACGTTCTCGACGAACTGGCAAGAGTGATCGGCATCGAAGAGATGCAGCGTCGCGCCATTGTCGCCCGAATGGGCATCCCCGCACGGGTCGCCAATGCTTTCACTTCCATACCACCCACGGAAACCGAACAGGCCCTCCTTCAGGTGCTGCTCGACAATCCCGACCACACATCCCACGCTCTTAGCGCAAAATTGACCTGGGGTGGCCAGTCCTGGCACATGCATTTCGGCAAGATGTGCGAAAGGCGAGAGCACCTTCTCTGGGATGCCGAACCTGCGGTGACGCGCGACGCAAACTTCTATTGCGGCATCCTCGCAAGCTACTCGGATCTCAGCCACGGCTTTACGATCAAGCCCGAGGTTGCCGAGGGTTTGGCAGCTATCGGAATCAGACCGTCGAACAGGTACTCTCGATGAGCCTCCACAAGGAAATCAGCTTCGAAGGAGAAATCTGCAGCCACCTCGCGCATCATGGCTGGCATTACGAGGATGGCGACGCTGCCAAGTATGACCGCACCCGGGCGCTGTTTCCTGCCGATGTCGTGGCGTGGGTCCAGACTTCGCAGCCGAAGGCTTGGGAGACGCTGGCGAAGAACCACGGTTCCGCCGCCGAGACCATGCTGCTCGACCGCATCCGCAAGCAACTCGACGAGCGCGGGACCCTGGATGTGCTGCGCCACGGCGTCGAACTGATCGGCCTCAGGGCTCCGCTGAAGCTCGCTGAGTTCAAGCCGGCCTTTGGGCTCAACGAGGAGATCCTCGCCCGGTACGACGCCAACCGGCTGCGTGTCGTACGGCAGGTACGTTACTCGAACAGCAACGAGAATTGCATCGACCTTGTCCTGTTCCTCAACGGGCTCCCTGTTTCGACTGTTGAGTTGAAGACGGACTTCACCCAAAGCGTGCAGGACGCGGTGGACCAGTACAGGTTCGATCGGCATCCGAGCCCCAAGGGACAATCGCCTGAGGCGCTCCTGAGCTTCCCCAGCGGCGCCCTCGTCCACCTTGCAGTCAGCAATGCCGAAGTGATGATGGCGACGAAACTCGAAGGTGCCGACACCCGCTTCCTGCCGTTCAACAAGGGCAATGAGGGCGGCAAGGGCAACCCGCCCAACCCGAAGGGGCACCCGACCGCCTATCTCTGGGAGGAGGTCTGGGAGCGCCATTCCTGGCTGGAGATCCTGGGGCGCTACATCGTTGCCGCGAAGGACGCCAAGAAGAAGATCACGGGCCTGATCTTTCCGCGCTTCCATCAGCTAGATGCAAGCCGGAAGCTTCAAGCTGAGGTTCTCGCCGAGGGCGCAGGGGGCAAGTACCTGATCCAGCATTCGGCGGGATCGGGAAAGACCAACTCGATCGCATGGTCGGCGCATTTCCTTGCCGATCTCCATGACGCGCAGCACAAGAAGATCTTCGACACCGTCATCGTCGTCTCCGACCGCAATGTGATTGACACCCAACTTCAGGAAGCGATCTTCAGCTTCGAGCGCACTACGGGCGTCGTCGAGACGATCACCGGTGAAGGCGGTGCCAAGAGCAGCAAACTTGCCGAAGCGCTTGCGGGAGGGAAAAAGATTGTCGTCTGCACCATCCAGACCTTCCCATTCGCGCTGGAGGCGGTGCGGGAACTTGCTGCGACGCAGGGCAAAAAGTTCGCGGTAATCGCCGACGAGGCGCATTCAAGCCAGACGGGTGAGACCGCATCGAAGCTGAAGCAGGTTCTCTCAGCCGAAGAACTCGCGGAACTCAGGGACGGTGGCGAGGTCAGCAGCGAAGACATTCTCGCGGCTCAGATGGCGGCTCGGGCGAGCGAAAGCGGCATCACCTATGTGGCGTTCACCGCGACCCCCAAGGGCAAGACGCTGGAGCTCTTTGGCCGCCGCCCGAACCCGAGTGAACCGGCGAGCGAGACCAACAAGCCGCAGCCCTTCCACGTCTATTCCATGCGTCAGGCCATCGAAGAGGGCTTCATTCTCGACGTCCTGAGGAATTACACGCCCTATGATCTCGCCTTCAAACTGGCCAACGCTGGTGGGGAGATGGACGACAAAGAGGTGGAGCGCAAGGAGGCGGTCAAGGCGCTGATGCGCTGGGTGCGGCTGCATCCCTACAATATCAGCCAGAAGGTCCAGATCGTCGTCGAGCATTACCGAGCGAACGTGCAGCCGCTGCTCGACGGCAAGGCGAAGGCTATGGTGGTCACCAGCAGCCGTGTCGAGGCCGTGCGGTGGCAGATCGCCATGCAGAAATACATCAAGGACCAGAAGTACTCCCTCGGCACCCTAGTCGCCTTCTCCGGGGAGGTCGATGACAAGGAAAGTGGACCTGACCCCTTCTCGGAGACCAGCAAGGAACTGAACGCGGGGCTGAACGGGCGCGACATCCGCGAGGCCTTCAAGCTACCGGAATACCACGTGCTGCTGGTCGCCAACAAATTCCAGACCGGGTTCGATCAGCCCCTGCTGTGCGGCATGTATGTCGATCGCCGCTTGGCGGGAATACAGGCCGTCCAGACGCTCTCCCGCCTCAACAGGGCCCATTCCGGCAAGGATACGACCTACGTCCTCGACTTCGTCAACAGCGGCGACGACATCCTTAAGGCGTTTCAGACCTACTACGAGACGGCTGAACTCGCAGGGGTCACCGATCCCAACCTCGTGTTCGACCTCAGGGCGAAGCTGGACGCCGCCGGATACTATGACAGCTTCGAGGTTGATCGTGTCGTGAAGGCCGAACTCGATCCGCAATCGAAGCAGAGTGATCTTGTAGCCGCCATCATGCCTGTCGCGGATCGTCTGCTTAAGGCCTACAAGGCGGCACAGGAGCGCCGAACGGTTGCCCTGACGAAAGAGGATACCAAGGTGGCGAAGGATGCCCAGGACGAGATGGAGGCGCTTCTGCTCTTCCGCAGCGACATGGGCGCGTTTGTCCGGGTCTATGCCTTCCTGTCGCAGATCTTCGACTACGGCAACACCGACATCGAGAAGCGATCGATCTTCTACAAGCGACTGACCCCGCTGCTCGACTTCGGTCGCGAACGGGACACTGTTGACGTCTCTCAGATCAAGCTGACGCATCACAAGCTTTCGACCAAGGGGCCGCGCTCTCTTGCTCTCACGGGCGAAGCGTCCCCGTTGACGCCCTTCACGGCCCCTGGGTCAGGCTCGGTGCAGGACAAGGAGAAGGCGTTGCTCGCTGAGATCGTTGCGAGGGTGAACGACCTGTTCCAGGGTGAACTGACGGATGGCGACCAGGTCATCTATGTGAACAGCGTGTTGAAGGGGAAGCTGCTGGAGTCGGAAACGCTCGTCCAGCAAGCCGAACACAACACGAAGGAGCAGTTTGCGAGTTCGCCGGATCTCTCGAAGGCCATTCTCGACGCGATCATGGACGCCTTCGAAGCCCATTCGGTGATGAGCAAGCAGGCCCTCGACTCGCCGAAGATCCGCGAAGGCATCAAGGACATCCTGCTTGGACCGGGGCAGCTTTGGGAGGGGCTCAGGAAGAAGGCAGAGAACGCGTAGCTAGGCTGATCGATGCAATCTGACGGGGGACAGCGAGAATGCGCAAGCCTACTAGGCGACAGCACTGTGGTGGGGCCGTTGTCAGTTAGTTCACCGGTGTTGGCGTTCCTCGCGCCGGTGGACGTTCAGCCCCTCGAAGGGGGTTACTCCCGACATTATGCACACTCACATGATCAACTTCGTCAAAATGAGGCTTGTTGCCCTACCGTCTCTTCCCGAGCACGTAGTCGCGTTTCAATTGCGCGGCAAGGTGTGGGTCGGCAACGGAATGGCTATTTACTGCAGTTATTGCCTCCTGCTGGGTGAGTCGTGTCCATGGGTGGGCTGGGTTCAAAGGTAGGCCGTCCTCGTCGCAGGCGCCCGTCAGACGTCCCTGATCGTAAGCATGCGTCAGCCTGGAATGGTGCTGGTGGCAGAGCGCCTGCAGGTTGGACCAGTGTAGCCGGAGGTGGGGCGCGGCGCGCACGGTAACGATGTGATCGACGTGCTCGGTGGGCCTACCGCAGCCCTTCACTTGGCAGTAGGGATGCGCCTTCTTGAACCGGGCGGCGAGGCGGTGCCAGTCGGCGTCGTAGGGGATGTTGCGGGGTCGCTTGCGCATGGCTTCACGTCCACAGGAACAGCGCAAGCAGGAGCGCTGCCACGACGAGGACGGCGAAGGCGAACGTGTCGTGGTGGTCCATCGGTTTCCTCCTCCAAGCAGCAGCACGGCTCGTCGAGCCAGCACCATCGGCCGTCGATGATCAGCCGCGGCAGGCCGCGATAGACGGCCCTGCAGCATTTGCTCATGGCGCGGCCTCGCTGAGCTTCCTGCCTTCGCCACGTTTCAATGCCTCGATCAGACCGGCGATCTTGTCGTGGATCGCATCGGCGTCCTGCACGTCGATGCCGAAGCGCGGCATGTACGTCGCCGGGACGAGCGCCGAGAGACCCCGACCCGTTTCGCAATCCTCGACCTCGACGAGGAAATCATGGCCCTTCGGCTGATAGGATGCGTAAGCGACAAATGGCGGCAGATGTTGAATCCATTTGTACGGCTCGCTCATGGCTGGTTTCTCCTTTTCCGGTTGCATTTCCCGGTTCGCTTCGGCGTCCCGGTTCAATCGCGTCTGGTGCCCTGTCCAAGCCCTTCTCCCGGCTTCCCTCCCCGATAGGGGTGGAGGGAGCCGGGAGAACAGTTCCCTGTTCTCCCTCCCTCCCCGAAGGGGAGGGCACCAGAGATAAACCGGGACATCTTTTCGAGGCCATTTCCCGGTTCTGTCCCGGTTCTCGAAAAAAGAACCGGGACGATGATTCCTCCTACGCTTCGGTGGTCGCCGAAGGCCGCTTTTCGTTGGCGACGAAAACGCCGTTCTTCAACCTTGACTTGCTGCCGAGATATTCCTGTTCGAACAGCAGGCCTGACTTCTTCCAGCACTTGACGATGCGGTCGGCGCGCTGCTCCGAGACTTCGAGGCCCTTGGCGATGGGGATGCCGACGTAGCGGTCCTTCGATTGCGGCGCGAAGGAATAACGCTCGTATTCCAGCCCCTTAGCGTTCTGGATGACGTCGAGCACGCCGTCGATCAGGTCGTAACCGATGTTCTCGAACAGACCGGGCGGCTGCCACGGCACGAGGATGCCCACCTTGTCGGACTCGGGATAGTCGGGCGGGTTTTCGTTTTCGAGGTCGACGGAGATGAATTTGAACCAGTTGGCCTGGCCCGGATCCGGCAGGTAGTTACCCTTGGCATGGTCGACGCGGACGATGTGGCGCGGGCTGTCGACGCCGAGCGACGCGGCCATGTCGGCGGTCATGTTGGTGATGGTGTGCGCCAGCCGGACGAGCCCGCCGAGCGACGAGCCGCCGCGCGATGCGTCGATGTCGCCGGGGGTGACGACGCCCTTGCGGACGTGGTGCGTCAGCAGGCCTGCGGCGTCCAGGCGGCGGATCATGCCGCGAATGACGGCGGCTGCGGCCTTGACCTGGCCGTTGTCGTTTTCCGCGCCTGACCAGAGCTCGATGAACGGGTCGAGCATGAGCACCTCGACGCCGTATTGGCCCATCAGCCGCTCCAGCTGCTTCAGGTTATCGGTGGCGTGGATGATGCCCTTGCGGTCGACCTGCGCGAGGATGGGCGGGTCGTCGATATGGGCGACGTGGATCTGACGCTCCTCATTCCTGCCGAAGCCGTAGTGCTTGGCGATGGCGTGCATGCGCCGGTCCAGCTCGTCGCGGTCCTCCTCGACGGTGAGGATGCCGACGCGCTTCGGCGGGCCGACGATCTTGAACGGGCCATAGGCGAGACCGGCGGCGAGGTGCCATGCGATGACGAGACCGAAGATGGACTTGCCAGCGCCGCCTGCGGCGATCAGCGACGTCACCTGCTGCCTGAGCAAGAGCCCGCGCATGATCCATGGCCTGACCGGCAGCGTCTTGGGATCGCGCAGCCGATAGGGCCTGACGCGCACCGGCAGCCGCACGACGTTCTCGGCATCGTCGCCGGAGGGGCGGTCGCCGGGGAAGTCGTCGTCGTCCCTCACGGCTCGCTCCTCCATTCGTTCTGACGCGCGGCGTTGCGCACCGCCCAGAAGAGCGTGTCGCGGCGCATGCAGGGGAAGCCGATGGCCTGGACGAAGATGTGCAGCGCGGTCAGGTCGTCGCGGGTGAAAGGCCGCATCTCGAAGTCGGGTTGGCCGAGCCCCCAGTCGCCGGGAAGCGGTCCCTTGAGCATGATCCGGTGCGTTCGAAGGTCGTAGCCGACGAGGCCGGAAAGCTCCGGGCATTCGCTCATGCAGAGGAAGGCGTTGTATTGGTTCGGCATCGGCAGGCCGATCTCGTCATACTGCATCGGCTCGCGCCAGTCGGTATCGCGAACCGGACGCGGTGGCTTTCGGGCTGCGGCGACGCGCTGGTAGCGGCGGCGATTCTTCTGGTACTCGGCGGCGAAGCGGTCGATCTGCTCGTCGAGAGAGCGCCAGAAGCGCATCTCAGCCAGCCAGCGCTGCCGCTCCGCGCCCTTCATGCCTTGGCTTCCCATTCGGTGATGCGGCCAGCGATCCAGTCGGCGATGTTCAGCGGCCACGCATTGCCGATGGCCCGGTAGCGCGGCCCGTCGGGCGCATGCGGCTTGCCGCGCCACGGTATATCGGTCCAGTTGTCGGGCAGGCCCTGCAGGCGCTCGCATTCGAGCGGCGTCAGCCGGCGCACGCCCCATTGCGCCGCGACCGCTTGGCTGTAGCCGTCCTCGTCGAGCGCGCCGGGAACGTCGGCGGGCACCGGATCCTGTCTGGCGTTGAAGGCGACCGCCACCTGCCCACCGGCATTGGCATGGCTCTTCGAAAACTCCATGGCGCGCAGCGTCGGCGCGACGTTGCCACCGGAGCCGTGGCTCTTCGAATCGAACGCGATGGGGATCAGCGCGTCGTGCATGTCCGCGCCCATCGTACCAGGCGGTCGGTCGCCGCCGGTTCGGTTGGCCGCGCCGGAGAGCGTCGGTGCCACAACCGGGATGATCGGCTGGCCGCGCCCGGTGCCGTCTTCCGAGGCGTCGAAGCTATCGGCCTTCAGCGTGTGGGCGACGAGGTCGCTGGCGTATTTGTAGTCGCGCACAAGGACCGGCGACGCGGTGCCGTCGATTTCGTAGTCGCCGAAGGAGACGAGGCGGGCAGCGATGACGGTGTCCTGTCCGCGTGGCTCGCCGGGACGCTCGACGCCCCGGCCACTTGCGACAAGGCTCTGTGCAACATCGGCGGAAGCGCCTTGCCCCGGCGTTCGGCGCGGCGCAGGATCCCCGCGCATGCTCTCGGGCTCAAGTAGTACCTCGGCGGGACCGCGCCAGTCTCCAAGATGTCCGACAAGGAAGAGACGCCGTCGTCGCTGCGGGACGGCGCGCGGAAGGCGTTGTGTTCGGACAAACTGAGCGTCAAGCACGCGCCAGGCACAGCAATACCCGCATTCTTCCAGGCCCCGGAGGAAGGTCGCAAACGACCGTCCCTTGTCGTGGGACAGGGCTCCGGTGACGTTCTCCCAAACCAGCCAGCGGGGGCGATAGCGCCAAGCCACGGCAAGATAGTCGAGCATGAGGACGCCACGCGGATCGGCAAGCCCGCGCCTGAGTCCGGCGACCGAGAAGGATTGGCAGGGCGTGCCGCCGGTAACGAGGTCGATGTCGAGGTCGGGCCAGTCGCGGTAACCATTGACGTCTCCGTAGTTCGGCGTGTCGGGGAAGCGGTAGCGCAGCAACGAGGCGGCGAAGCGGTCGATTTCGGAATGCGCCACGCAGGACCAGCCATGGGCCTCGAAGGCAAGCTTCGCGGTGCCGATACCGGAGAACAGGTCGAGCAACTTCATCCCGCTTCCCCTGCACGCAGCAACCGGAGGATCTGCGAGCAGCGGCTCGCCCAGATGGCGACGCATGCCGCCTCGGCCTCGTTGTGGTTCTTGAAGGTGATGCCCAGCCACCGGCAATATTCGCGGGCGCGGCGCTTTGCTTCGTCCTTTCCAAGCGTGCCACCGCCGCGCCCATAGAGCGCCGCGCGCCATGTGTTGACCGGGACCGTCTCGAAGCCGATGCCGCGGTCGATGGCGAGCTGGCGCACATGACCCTGGATTTCCGGCAGCACCATCTGATCGGCGTTCGGCGTCCAGTAGCCATGGTTCCTGCCGCCGAGATCCACCTTCACCCGTTTCTGGTAACCGGCGATCAGCCGCATGGCCGCTTCGAGGCAGATGAAGTCGGGGCGGCGGGCAAGGACGACGTCGTGCAGGCGCAGGCCGAAGGCGGCGCATTTCTCCTCCGCCGTGTCGCCGTGGCTCGTGAACGACGAGCACTCGATGTCGCGCTCTTGGCCGGGGAAGCGGTAGAGCGCCAGCCCGCACTGCGTGACCGAGGGATCGACGCCGAGGATCAGCATGGCTCGCCTCCGAACCGTTCGATCAGTTCCCGCCGCAGCTTCAGCAGCCGGGAGAGCGCCGCGTCGCGGTCTGGCTCGCGCCGCAGCGCCGCCAGCACTCGGCGCTCGTAGGCATCGACGAGGTAGCGGATCTCGACCAGGCAGTCGTCCAGGCTCTCGGCGATCTTCGCGGCGGCGCGACGTTTACCCATGGCCGAGCCTCCGCCACACCGGCTTCACCGGCTCCTGCTGGTCGAACGGCTCATGCCTGCCACGCCAGCAGAGGCGGTGGTGGTAGGGGCAGAAGGTCTTGCCGAGCGCCGTCGGCAGGCCGCAGAACAAAAACTTCCCCGGCGCGTTAGGCGCAGAGAGGACCGGGTAGCGGCATTGCAGGTCGGTGACTTCGGCGAGCGGCACGAGGCGCGGCGCGGGCGGCAATAATGCGGCAACAATAGCCTCATCTCTCATGACGGCTTTCCCCCGAAGGTGGACGAGCGGGCAGCCGTCTTGGCTATCCGTCAGGCGTCAGCGGGCATCGTCGGAAGCGGGCAGAAAAATATCGGGGCGCAGAACGTAGCGCGGGATGCCCGTAATCTTTTCGTAGCGTTCGAGTTTCTCAGGCGGGATCCGGCGCTTGCCGTTTTCGTAACGCGACACTTGCGGTTCGGTGACACCGAGCATTTTGGCCACCGCTTGCAGGCTGCGTTGCCCTTGGGGCAGGCGCTGCCGCCATTGCTTTAATGGGTGCATGGGGCCAAACTTACCCCACAGGCACAAATTACGGCAACAGAAAAGTTACGCCTCTTGCGGATTATGGCGAAACCGTGGAAATCTATTAGCGTTGCAGCATGAAAGGGGCCAGCATGCCTACGAGGGCCAAGACTCGGTCTGACACTCTTTTTTTCAAGGAATGGCGCATCCATGCCGGGTTCTCGCAAGAGGATGTCGGCGAGAAACTTGGTGTCACTGCGTCAACGGTTTCGAGGATCGAGACCGGAAAACGCGATTTCCTCGGTTCCTACCTGATCAGATTCGCCGAGATCTGCAAATGCCCGTCACCCGGCGATCCGGTCTCGCGACCGCCGTCGCAGATCTCCATCGACGCGCTGTTTCGCGGCAATGAGGAGGACCGCAAACGAGCCGAGGCGATCCTGCTTGCGGCGCTCCGCCAGTCGGTCTCGAAGCTCAACGACGCAGAAAATGGCGATGATGAGAAGAGCTAGTCGGACTTAAGTCCTACTTATTCCTGCTTGCCAACCTTGCCTCACGGGCATATATTCGATCTTCATCAAAATTTCACAGTACTACCCGCTGTTGTCGCTCGACCGCCGCCGAAATGCCTCGGCGAGCGACGTCTTGCTCTATCATCGCGTGAGGGAAATGCGATGTCGACCGAACGAGGAAGCCGTTACCTGCACCTCCGGCTGAAGGACGTGCCGGAGGAATTTCGCGACGATCTCATACAGTTTATCGTCGAAGGTGTCTTGCCGCTTGATAACTGCTTGCTAATGCAAGTGCTTACCGGCCTCGACGCGCTTGCGGCGCGGTCTTTCAGGGACCGCCGCGAACACCTTTCGGCCATCGTCGAGGCGCTGCAGACCGAATGCCCGGATTATGCATGGTCGTCGGTCGGCGCGTGTGTCCGCTGGGAGCGACGTGGAGGCCTTTCCGGCTATCGCCGTGAATTGAGATGATCGAGCGTCGGGCAATCACAACCATCCCGCTATGGCTGGAGTGGCGGCGGTCGTTCCTTTGTGCCTCGGAGGTAGCCGCAGCCGTCGGCGTCGATGAGTATCGCTCGCCGCTCTCGCTCTATGCCGAGAAGCTCGGGCTGACGAGCGTCGTCGAGACGCCGATCATGCGGCGCGGCAGGCACTTTCAGGAAGCGGCGCGCTCCTACATCTCAGAGGAATGCTTCGACTGGCGCGTTTACGATCCGCACGTCTTTGTGATGGACACCGAGAAGCGGCTCGCCTGCACGCCCGACCTTCTGGCCGAGGTGCCGGGGAGGTCGGGAATCTGCAACGTCCAGATCAAGACCATCTCCGCGCCGAAATTCGAGGAATGGCACGGCGTGCCGCCGATAGGCTACACGCTGCAAGTGGCGACCGAGAACATGCTCTTGGACGCGAATCATGGCTACCTCGCGGTGCTCGCCGTCTCTACCTATGAGGCAAGCCTGCATCTCTTCGATGTGCCACGCCACGAAGCGGCGGAAAAAAAACTTGCCGCTGTGGCAAAGGAATTCTGGGACAATATCGCGGCGGGGCGTTTGCCGAAGCCCGACTACCGCCTGGACGCGGAGGCCATCGAGCAAATGCATCCGAGCGCGCGGAAGGGCGAGGTCATCGACCTTTCCGGCGACAACCGGCTGGCCGAGATCCTGCCGTACCGCGAAACGCTGAAGAAACGCATCAAGGCCGTCGGCGAAGAACTGGAGGCGCTGAACGCCGAGATCCGCGACAAGCTCGGCGATGCCGAGGAGGCGGAGTTTCCGGGCTGGCGCATCACCTGCCGGAACCAGACGCGCAAGTCCTACACCGTGCCGGAATGGTCGGGGCGCAAGCTCAACATCTCCGAAAGGGGCAAGGAATGAAACCGAGGATCTATCAGGTGGACGAGGCGGCGGGCGGCATCACGCGCGCCGAGCTGCACGAGAAGGCGGTGGCCTTCGTCGAGGAGCGTTACCCCAGAACCGGCGACGTGCCGTTCCTCTGGATCATCGACGATGGCGAGGCGCTCGTCTGGATCGAGACCGGCTGGGAGGACGAAGCCGAAAAGGTGGCATCCTATAATCTCGTCGCCCTGACGCTGATGATTTCCAAGGCGCGGCAATATGCGTCGATCGTCGAGGTCTGGATCGCCCGCCAGCATCCAGCGCCGGACGGCTCCTATCCCAACGACGCACCGCTGCCCTCCGAGCGCCCGGAAAACGAGCGTGAGGACGCGGTTCTGATCAATACCTTCGAGCGAAACGGCGCGTTCAATCTGACGACCTTCATCGCCAAGCGGCACTCGAAGCTCTTGGGCGCGCGGGTGAACGAGGACTCCAGCGGCCCCGGCAAATGGCAGGGACGCATGTTCAACATGTTCGAGCGCGGACAGAAGCTGGCGCGGAGGTTCGCTGAATGATGACCGACATCCAGATCTATCGCCTGCACGCGATCCTCGTCGACTGCACCCGCCAGTACCGGCTGCACGAGAAGATGGTCGAGCGCGACGTCGGTGGCATGCACGTCGTCACCTATGAGGCGCTGCCGCATGCGTCGGAAGCGCCGCCGGAGCACACGGTCGTCAATTGCACGCTGTTGAAGGTGGGCGTCGACCGCGACAAGGCCGAGAGCCACCGCGCCGAGCTGCGCCAGCTGATCGCGCCCATGGAGCCGATCCTGAAGCTGGGGCCGTCTTTCATCACCCTCGGGGCCGAGATCGGCGACCAGGGTGCCGCCTTCCAGCTCATGGCCCTCGGCCATTTTCTCGGCTTCTGGCGCATCGTGACCCCCGAGGATCTGGGTTTTACCGGCGCGAAAGCAGAGCAGGCGGCAGGCCTCGGCTACGTCATGCTGGCCGGTTACCAACGGGAGGAAGTCTCATGAACGACGATCAAAGCCGCGTCGAACGCCGCTCCGCGCTCGACGAGTTCGCGGCGATGCAAGTGACCGGCCCAGCCGCGATGATGCCGGTCAACCAGTCGCAAGGCTTCGAGGTGATCGCGGCGCAGCCGGTCGCAGTAAAACGCGACGAGGGGCAGGTGCTGAAGCGGCTGCGGCTGCTGGCAAGTTCGGCTGGCACCGACTGGTATTATCGCTTCCCGGTGAAGAACCGCCGGGAAAACCGCACCGACTGGATCGAAGGCCCTTCGATCAAGCTCGCCAACGATCTGTCCAGGATCTTCGGCAATTGCGCGGTGGACTGCCGCGCGCAGGACTTCGGCGACTTCTGGCTGTTCCATGCCCGCTTCGTCGATCTCGAAACCGGCTATTCGCTGGTGCGACCGTTCCAGCAGAGAAAGAGCGCCGGGAAGATCGGCGGCGCGGACGACGACCGGCGGCTCGATATCGCCTTCCAGATCGGCGCGTCGAAGGCGATCAGGAACTGCGTCGTCAATGCGCTGCAGACCTTCGCCGACTTCGCCTTCGAGGAGGCCAAGGGCGCGCTGATCGACCGCATCGGCAAGGATCTCGACGGCTACCGCCAGCGGACCATCGAACGGGTCTCGACGCATGTCGAGATCGAGCGCGTCGAGCGCGTGATCGGCAGGCCGCGCCAGAACTGGCTGGCGACCGACGTCGCCAAGATCATCGCCATGGCCAAGGCGGTCAGCGATGGCATGGCCACATGGAACGAGACCTTCCCGCCCATCGATGGCGTGGAGGAAACTGGCGAGGAAACGAGCGCCGCCGCCGCCGCCAACGAGACGCTCGACAGCTTCGCCACAGGCCCCGGCGCAGATGCGGCTCCTGAAGGAGACGCCGGGGCCGATCCCTCCGCCAGCGAGCCGGCCCCCCCTCAAACGCTGGCGGAGGACATCTTCGAGACGATCAGCCGCCGCATGAAGGCCGCGCCGACCGAGGCGGCGGTGCATCAGGTCTGGGAGGATATGGAACTGGACGCCTATTTCGACGGTGATGCCAAGGGCCGCAGCAAGGCGTGGAAGATCGCCCAGAAGCGGCTCACGGAACTGAAAGGCTGATCCGATGGTCTCCCGCTTCGAACACATGCCGCCGCGCCTCGCCAAGTTGCCCATCGACGAGCGCGGCTATCCGGTGCCGTATTTCGTCGAATGGATCGATGGCAAGCCGGACTTCCGGGTGATGAATGCCAAGCATCTGGTCGACGCGATCAAGTTTTCGCGCTGCTGGATCTGCGGCGAAAAGCTCGGGCGTTACAAGGCGTTCGCCATCGGCCCGATGTGCTGCATCAATCGCATCGCGCCCGAGCCGCCGTCGCACTACGAGTGCGCCCGCTTCGGCGTCGAGGCCTGTCCGTTCCTTACGCGCCCGCTGGCCAGACGCAACACGCGCGGCATGCCGGAGGACGCATGGGTTCCCGGCGTGATGCTTGAACGCAATCCCGGCGTCACCTGCATCTGGGTGACGCTCGACTACCGATGGTTCAAGGACAACGGCGGCGTGCTGTTCAGGATCGGCGAACCGGAGCGCATCGAGTTCTTCCGCGAAGGCAGAGCGGCGACCCGCGCGGAGGTCGACCATTCGATTGCGACCGGCATCCACCACCTGGACGACCTCGCCAAGACCGAAGGCACGAAAGCCATCATCCAACTGGAAAACTACAAGCGTCGCTTCCGCGAGATTCTTGACCGGATCATGCCGCTGCCGCCGAAGCCGAAGGAGGCAAGCGATGCAGCGCGTGCTTCATAACGGCGAATGGTTCGTGTTCGCCCATTGCCCCGCCTGCGCCACAGGCCATGCCTTCCCGCAGGCGCTCTATGACGCCGGGATGATCCGCCGCGACGGCCTGTCGATCTACTGCCCGAACGGCCATCCGTGGCACTACACGAAAGGCGAGACCGAGATCGTGAGACTGCGGCGCGAGCGCGACCGCTTGCAGCAGAAGCTCGCCGAGGTGGCCGACGAGCGCGACGCCGCGATCCGCTGCGCCGAAGCCAATGCCGGGAAGGTGCGGCGGCTGGAGACGCGCAGCAGGAACGGTCTCTGTCCCTGCTGCAATCGTTCGTTCGTCAATCTTCGCCGCCACGTCGCGACGAAGCATCCAGAGTTCCGCGCCAACTGAAAGGCGAGACCGATGCACACAGCTTTGACCACCGAGACGACCTGTCCGTTCTGCGGCCAGCGGTATGACGCCGCCTCGGCGCTTGTTGGAAACGCCGATCCGGGGAAGGGCGACGTGACGCTGTGCATGAACTGCGGCGAGTGGGCGATGTTCGACGATGTGCCAGGCCGTCTCAGGAGGCCGACCGACAGCGAGTATGAGATGATCGTCGCCAATCCGATCACCGGCAAGGCGCGCAGGATCTGGCAGCAGCTGAAGGAAGAGCGGCAGAAGAAAAAGCCGAAGCTCTCCACCGAGCAGAAGTTTGACGCGCTGACGAATCCAGATCTGAAGCTCGACCAGCAGTTCGATCTGGCATGCCAATTTGCCTACACCAATGCGCCGCCTGATGCGGCCCTGCCTCTCTTGAAGCGCATGTTCCTGCTGGGCGCGCTTGTGCTGGGCACGAGGTTGACGGGCGCGGCGAGGCAGCGGGATCCGCGCAAGGGAGCGCAGGAGATCGACCGGCTGATGGCCGAGATCATGGAGCAAACGATGGGCACGCTCGGGAAGGTGAAGCCATGAGCGACTTCCAGCTGATGCTCGTCTTGATGGCGTTTCTCGCCGTCGTGGTGCTGACGATTTTCGTCTGAAGAAAAGGGAGGAGACCATGCAACACGTTCGTTTCACCGACCAGCAGATGCGCATTCTCGGGCTGGCCAATATCATCGAGCGGATTCCCGACCACCGCTTCAACATGGAATGCTGGCTGGACCATCGCTACGAGCCGTCCTGCATCGCCGGATGGGCGGTCTGGGAGATGATCGGTGCAAGGCGTGACCGCAGCGACATCATGCGCTCGATGTCGATCCCCGAGGAGGCGGCGCGCTACCTCGGCGTCTATGGCAGCGCCATGCGCAGGCTGTTCACGCCGATATGGAACGATCTCCATGACGGAGCCGCCGCCGACTACGAAGCGGCGAACGATGCGCGCCGGCGCATTTCCAGGCAATGGGCCGCAGCCACGCTCCGGCACCTGGCCGCGACCGGCGAGGTGGACTGGAAGGCGGCGCAGCGTGGCATGCGGCCCTTCGCATGGCAGCCGGTGGTGGGAATGGTGGCATGAACACCGACCGGCCCCAGTGGGTGAAGGAGACCGACCGGGCGAGCGAGGCGATGCGCTTCGCTGGCTCGGAACTGCTCGACGCCGCCAAGGATATCTGCGGGATGGAATCGCTCGGCAATGACGACGATCTCGTCTTTGTCCCCATCATCGTTCTGGCGGCGGTGCACCGACCGTCGGAGTCGCTTATCGCCTCGATGTGCAATTTCACATCTGAGAACAACGTCGCGTCCGTAGCGCGGCTCCTGCATCTGACCGCCGACCATCTGGAGGGCAAAACGCACGACGGCCAGTTCGTCGCCGAGAAGGGAATCGTCCGATGAGCAGGAACAACCACACGCTCGGCGACGGCCCGATCCAGCCCGACCTCGTCCATCTGATGAACGGGCTGGCGCAGGGCATCGACGAGATCCTGAACGGCCACGGCGGGAAGAAGAGGAACGGCTTCGTCGTCATGGTCTTTCCGTTCAACGATCACAATGGTCGCTGCAACTACATCTCCAACGCCTGCCGCGAGGACATCGTCGTGCTGCTGAAGGAGCAACTGGCCCGCTTCGAGGGTCAGCCGGAGATGAAGGGACACTCATGAACGACGATGGCGTAAGACAGGCGCTCGAGCATCTGGCCAAGCAGGGATTTCTCTCGGTCGACAAGGACGGCGTCGTAAAGCTGCGCCCGCCGCGAAACTACATCTGGCAGCCGCAGGAGGACATCACCGCCTATGAACTGGCCCGCGCCGTCGAGGTGATGTTCGTCGCGATGATGCAGCAGGGCGACTGCGACGCCGCCTTCGAACGGCTGCCCGACGAGGCGAAGCGGCATTTCGAGGTGGTCAAGCCATGAAGGTCTACTGGCAAAAGCGCGGCGCGCATGTGCGCATGCGCGTCTTTCACAATGGCAGGATGGGGGATCTCTGCTGCGGCATTGACGAATTCGAGACCATTCGGCGGGCGATGATCGGGGCCGACTTCGAGGAGGAAGCGCCGCCAGACACGGTGCCGATGACCGGCATGGACGTTCTCGCGCGGCGGCATCGCATCGCCGTGGCGATCACCGACGAGATCAACACCTGCGCCAGCGCCGAAGAGCAACGCGACCTGACCGAGGAGATCATCAAGCTCGCCATCGGCGTCTACACCATCCGCTTCCGCGACGTGCCGCGCGCCATGCGCGAGCAAGGCATGAAGGAACTGTGGCATTTCACCGCCGATGTGATGAACGGCCACCGCAAAACGCTGCTTTATCCGTGAGGTGCGGCCATGACCAGCGAGCAGGACATTCCCTATCTGGCGATCTTTCCGGGCATGCGCGAGGCGACGCATTGCGTCGCGCATCTGCCGGACTTCACCAGCCCGCGCTTCTGGCCGAGGCTGCGCGAGGTGGTCGAGGCGGTGGTGGGCGATCCGTGCGAGCACGTCAAGGTTTTCTGGGCCTTCCCCGGCGATGATGGGGCCTCGTACCACGACCTGTTCGTAAACGAGATGGGCCAGATGCGTCGCCTGCCGCGCAACGAACTGGCGACTAGGATCTACCGCAACAACGTCCTCACCCACGATCCTCTGCGGTTCCCGACGCCCGAGGCGCTGCCGTGGATCGCGGGACCGGCGGTGCTGTTCAAGGAACGAGTGTGGCGATGACGACAACCGATCCGAGCACGAATTATCACGTTAGCGAGATCGAACAAACCAAAGCGTGCATCGGCGGTAACATAGCGCCGCCCCCGGGCATAGGGAAGGGACGCCCGCGCACAATGGGAGAGACCCGACGATGGAGAAGACCTTTGACGAGGCCCTTCTGGACCTGATCGACGAATATATGCTTGCAGCCGAACAAAATGGAAATGGCGACGTCGACGAGATGCGCGAGGACATCATCTCGGCGCTTGAGCTTAGGCTCATGGCGTTGAAGGAGGAGAGCGAGTGAGATGTCCGAGGCGTGGAACGAGCAGGACACTTCGGCGGTCGTCCAGGCGGTCGCCGAAACAAGGGATCCGGCCTTAGCCGCCTGTGCCGTGATCGGCGGCATGATCGGCGTGCTTGTGCATCATGCGGGTGACGATTTCACCCGCGAGGTGCTTGGACGGATGGCCAGCCTGTCGCTCAAGCCGGACGCCGCCAATACGAATCGCCGGGAGGGAGATGCGTCGTGAAGTCTGCCGACAGCTTCGCATATCCCCCGCGCGGGCTTACGCGCGTGGAGGCAGCGCGCTATATCGGCGTGGGCTTGACCAAATTCGATGAAATGGTCGCCGATCACCGCATGCCGAAGCCGAAGCGCATCGATGGCCGCACGGTATGGGATCGCGTGGCGCTGGACGTCGCGTTCGGCGCGCTGCCGGATGAGAAGGATGGCCTGCAGGCATTGATCGACGCCAGCAAACGCAAGGCCCAGCATTAAGCCGGAATTCCCTTTCCTTCGGTTACAAGTAACGCTAGTGTGGCGTTATCGGTAACATGAAAGGAAAGGAGTTGACCGATGACCAATGCTCAACGCCAGCAGCGCTTTCGCGAGAAGATGCGCGCCGCTGGTTTTAAGCCGGTGACGATTTGGGTGCCGGACACCAGCAATCCGAAGTTCGTCGAGGAAGCGCGTCGTCAGGCTGAATATCTCGCCGCGCAGCCGCGTACCGAAAACGACGATTTTTGGGATGCGGTTGCGGAGGAAAATTTCCGCGAGATCGATGAAATGGAACGCCGGAGCGAAAAGGAATGAAGCGCGGCGATCTGGTAACCGTGGCGATGCGAGGCGACAACGGCAAACCACGTCCGGCTGTTGTCATTCAATCGGACATCTTTCTTGCCACCGACGGCGTGCTGGTCCTGCCGTTGACGACCACGCTTCACCCAATGCCGATCTATCGCATCGATGTCGAGCCGTCGCCCGAGAACGGGCTGCGCGAACGCTCGCAGATCATGCTGGATCGCCTCGGCCATATACGGCGTGAGAAAATCGGTGACGTCATCGGCCAGCTCGACCCGCAGACTATGCAGCAGCTTGAACGACTGCTTGCCGTTTTCCTCGGCATCGCATGAAGGGAAATTGAAAAATGGGAAGACCACACAAGCATCCTGACTATCCCGGCATCTCCAGTAAGAAAAACCGGAAAGGCGAAACCATCTGGCGCTACCGCGCCAAGGGTCGGCCCGACGTCACCTTGCCCGGTGAGCCCGGTGATGAGTGCTTCCACGCCGCCTATCAGAAAGCCGTCAACGGCAGTTTGACCATTGCCGACATCGTTGACCTGCCCGGTCGGGCTCTGCCCTATACCTTCGGCAAGGCGCAACGGCTGCTCGAACAGACGATGGAGTGGATCGATTACGACGATGCGACCAAGGACAAGAATTCGCGGATGATCGAGGCATTCCTCGAAATGCAGGTCGATCCCGACGCGCCGCTGAAATGGCGCGACGTGCCGGTGAAATTCATGACGGCGAAGCATCTACGGGCGATCATCACCGGCATCTACGCGACTCGCAAGACGGTCGCCAAGCACACGCTCGTCGCTATCCGCAAACTGATCAAGGTGGCGATTGACGAGCAGTGGATCGAGCCGGAAGACGATCCGTCGCTGACCATTCAGGTGCGGCTGCCGGAGGCCGAAAGCCACAAGCCATGGCCGAAGGACATCCGCCGCCGGTTCGAGGCGCGCCACCCGCCGGGATCCGCAGCGCGCACCTGCTATGCCCTCGGTCTGTGGATGGGCAATCGGCGCGGCGACATCGCCAATCTCGCTTGGGAGCATCTGGTGATCGTGGACGTCGAACTGGACGATGAGATCGTCGAGGTCGAGGCCTTCCATTTCCACCAGCACAAGAACCGAAAGCGGACGGGCGGCAAGGAGATGTTCATTCCGGTCGTCGACGTCCTTGCAGACGCGCTGGCACCGCTTGACCGCTCGAAAGGCGGCACGGTGCTGAAAACCGCTTACGGCAATGCCTTTTCGGAAAAGTCGCTGACCAACCAGATGGCGGTGTGGTGCCAACAGGCCGACGTTCCGCCGGGTTACACGCTGCATGGTTTGCGGTCGACCTTCGGCACTTACCTCGCCGAATGCGATCTTCAGGCACGCACATTGATGACCGCCATGGGGCATTCGTCGATGAAGGTCACCGACAAGTATATCCAGCAGATCAACGACCGCCGCATGATGGTGATAGCGGCTAAAGCAATCAACGAGCGGGAAGCCAAACAAGCGGCGAAGACCCGGCGCAGTGCGCTGCGGCTGGTCAAATAG